AGAGGCTCACGAAGATGGCACGGAATCAGGGGTTGACCACGCAGCTCAGCGCGATGGTCACACAGCAGATGAGAGACCGGATCGATGCCCTGGAGGCGCTGTACCCGGTCAGCCGCGCGGATGTGGTGCGCGACGCGCTGGAGGCCGGGCTTCCTACGGTGGAGAGCGCGGGGGTCACGGAGATCAGCGACGGGACCATACTCTCCGGCCAGCTCAGCGTGCTGGTCACCGAGGAGATGAAGGCTCGCATCGACGCGCTGGCGACCGAGGGGCGCGGTGGTGGACGCATCGTGCGCCGGGCGCTGGAAGTGGGGCTAGCGTCGGTGGAGCAGCGCCTCGGCGCGCGGCACCGGGCGACCACTCCCGGGGCATGAACGTGAAGAAGCCCCGACGCGTCAACGTCGGGGCCGGGTCCTACTGCCTGGTAAGGAGCTTTCTGTGGACGATACTACCACGAACAGTACGTACGTCGCCGCGCTGGAATACGTCGAGCGCGGCTGGGCGGTCATCCCGGTACACGGGCTGGCCGACCCCGAGCTGAAGCTGTGCACGTGCGGGCGCCGGGGCTGCGAGAACGTGGGCAAGCACCCGGTGCATACCGGCTGGACCGGCGGTCCCGCCATGTCCGGCGCCGATGCGTACGCCACCTGGGAGGAGGACGGCCCCGACTGGAACATCGGCATCCGCACCGGTGACCCCAGCGGGTTCTTCGTGCTCGACATCGATCCGAAGTCCGGGGGGCCGGGCCAGCTCGCCGAGCTGGAGGCCGTGCACGGGCGCCTGCCGGACACCCGCGTGGTGAGCACCGGCAGTGGCGGCCGGCACTACTACTTCCTCATGCCGGACTTCCCCGTCAGGAACAACGCCCGCAAGCTGGCGGCCGGCATCGACGTGCGGGGAACCGGCGGGATGGTGGTCGCGCCACCCAGCGTGAGCGGGATCGGCCCGTACGCGCTGCTGGACGAGCTACCCATCGCGCCCGCGCCCGCGTGGCTGCTGGACCTGTTGGTGATCCCCGCCGGCATCGAGACCAGCCTCAGCGTGACGGCGGAGGATCTCCCGGAGTACGCGGACCTCGACCGGGCCGACCAGGATCGGCTGACGCGGTACGCCGAGGCGGTGATCCGCAACGAGGCCGCCGCCTACGCGCAGGCGCCCCCGGGGCGGGGGAACGGCCAGCTCTTCGAGTCCGCGTGCAACGTCCTGGAGATCGTCCAGTCGCCGTGGAACGCGCTCGGGGTGCGCGATGCGGTGGCCGCGCTGGAGCAGGCCCGCCACATCCGGGCGCTCCAGCGCGGGGAGGGCGGCGGCCAGGATGTCGAGGAGTTCCGCAAGACGTTCCAGTCCGCGCAGTCCCAGGTGGTCGGGCAGGGACGCCCGGTGCCGCCGGACCCGCACGAGGGGTTGATGTTCGATCACCCTACGCAAGGGCTCGCCACCACGGCTGACGACGTGGCGAGCCCGGCCGAGGACGCGGTGAAGGGACTGGCCTTCGACGTGACGGCCACGGTGGGCACCCCCAGGACCGCGCTGGAGCGGCTTCGCGGGCGCATGCACACCCGAAGCCAACTGGAGGGAATCGAGCCGCCCACGCCGCTCATAGAGGGCGTGATGGACGTCGGCAGCATGATCGTGCTGGCGGGCCAGTTCGGCTCGTTCAAGACGTTCGCCACCATCGGCTGGGCGTGCTCGGTGGCCACCGGGGAACCGTGGCTCGGCCATGAGGTGGTGACGCAGGGAACGGTGCTGTACGTGGCCGCCGAGGGCGCGAGCGGAATCAAGTTGCGAGTACGGGCGTGGGAGGCGCAGACGGGCGTCACGGTGCCCGACGACGCGCTCTACGTGCTGGACGTCCCGGTGAACCTCGGCAACGACGAGCAGTGCTCGGCCATGCTCACCATCGCCCGCGAGGTGAACGCCAAGCTGGTCATCTTCGACACCCTGCACCGCTGCACCCCGGGACTCGATGGGAACGACTCCAGCGAGATGGGGCGCATCACGATGGTGGCGGACGCGCTGCGTGAGCACGTCAGGGCGGCCACGCTCTTCGTACACCACACCGGCCACGCGGGTACCCGGAGCCGGGGCGCGTCCAGCATCGAGGACGACGCGGACTGTGTGTGGATCTCGAAGTTGACCGGGGACGACTCGCGCCGGCCGGACAAGGCGCGCGCGCTGGAGCAGCGCAAGACGAAGGACTCCCCACTCCTGGAGCAGTTCTTCGTCAAGCTCGACCTGATCGACGGCACGGAGTCCGGGGCGCTGATCCTGGTGGACGAGTACGGGGTCGAGATCACCAACGGGGCGGCCGGCGCCGATCCGTTCATGGCGGCGAGCGACGGGAGGCGGGCGGACATGGCGGAGATTCAGGCGCGTATCCAGGCCGAGACCAACGACAACGCGGGGTTGCTGCTCAACGTCTTCGCGGACACCTTCGCCGAGCACGCCAGCGGGCCGACGAAGGCTGAGGTGAGGGCGGCGTGCAGGGAGAGGTACAGCGACCTTCAGGGCTGGAGCGCGAAGGGACTCGTCAGTACCTTCGCCCGGGCGTGGGGAAGGCTGGAGCTGCGCGGGGTCATCGTGGACAACGGCGGTGGCCGGTGGCTCGTCACGCCTCCGGAAGAGCGGACCAGTACCGAGTAGGGGCCAGGTAGAAATATAGCCCTCCATCGATAGATGGAGGGCTGTTTCTATGGATCTCAATCTAGTAATCTGCGGGGCTTTTCCCCACCCTATATGATCATGGCTGGGGTACGCCACTGATCATATAGGGTGTGTCAAGCCCCCGCAAGTTGATCTTGCATAAGTGCAGGTCAGGACACAGATGGATAGTCTTTTCATCAGAGTGTCTCAGTGTCCGTTTTATGGTGTACTGCTGTCCGTTTTATGGTGTACTGCTGTCCATTTTGCGGTGTACTCTACCTGTGATCAGCCCAAAGGTCCCGATACACCCCTACGTTGCCCTAATATGTCCTTATTTAGATCATCGACAGGAGTCGATCTAACAGGTATATGGTAGGATGGGGCAGACCTGGAGCACGACGTGAGAGGTGATCATCATGAATGAGGACGAAGCGGACGACCTGGACAACAGGATCGTGAGACTGGAGGAGAAGGTGGTCGAGCTGGAGATGCAGATGCGGGGAGCGGCCGAGTGGTTCGCCGCGCGGGATCGCGAGCGGGAAGAGCGCAACGCGTACCTGGCGAAGACGGCCGCCGCCGAGATGGACGCTTACAACGCCTCGGTTGGCTACTGATGACCACCGACGTGGACTACGGCCGCAAGTGGGGAGATCCGGCGCCGGTCGTACCGCCGCACCCGGAGCCCGAGGTGGTCCGGCGCATCGCGACCCCCGAGGAGACTCCGACCGGCGCACGGCGGCTGATGAAGAAGGCGGCGGCCACCGGGTGGTCGGTTGTCGCGACATACGCCCGGGGGCACGCCGTGGACAGCTCCGGACACACGAAGGCGCTCACCCACTCACTCGCGGTGCGCCTGAGATTGCCGGAAGCCCGGTATCGGGCGGTGGCCGTCTGGACGGCTCCGGCCGAGCTGCCGCCGGAAGAGGCCAAGTGGACATCCGGGGACGTGTACGTCTGGGCCGTCGGCTCGGGTGTACCGGTTCGCGCGGTGCCGCTCCACCCCGGCCGCAAGGACCCTGACGCGCTGAGTCTCGCGGTCTACCTGGTACACCCTGAACGGTTGACGATTACGTCGACCGGGTGTTAGGGTCGGTCTTCCGGAGCGACGGACGAAGGCGAGGGGACATGAAGGCGACGGTGTACCACAACGTGACCGCCACGTTCGGGATCAAGGTGGAGATCCCCGACGACACGCCGGTCGAGGAGCGCGCCGACGCGGCGCGCGCGGCGGTCGAGGAGGTCTACAGCGAGCAGGCGCCCAGCGGTCTGTGCCACCACTGCGCGGGGAGCTACGACCTGGGCGAGCCGGCCGAGGACATGAGTGAGTACGGCGTCTACGTGGACGCGCCGTGATCATCACGACTGTGGTGCTCGCGGTCATGGTGCTGGTGCTGTTCGGTGCATGGATGCAGGGAGGAGACGACGAATGGTGATCATCATCGGTGCGAGCATCGCGCTCAGCATCATCGGACTGGCGAGGTGGATCGTCAAGTGAACGCCATAACGATCATCGTCGGGCTACTGCTCGGCATCGCGCTCGCGCTCGGCATCATCGGGTGGATGAGGGGGAACGTGCTGTGATGATCACCGCGCTCGACCTCTCGCTCACCGGTACCGGCATCGCGCGGATCGGCACCGTGACCGTGAGCGTCGAGACGGTGAGGTGTCCGAAGCTGGTGGGCAACGAACGCCTGCACCTCATCATCGACCGGTGCATCCGTGCCGGCGTGCCCGGTGCTGACCTGTTCGTGATCGAGGGTCCCGCGTACGGCAAGCAGGGAGGCCAGGCCGGTCACCACGAGCGCGCTGGCCTCTGGTGGCTGGTGGCGCACTCGCTGTGGTGCGCGAACATCCCCTACGTGGTCATCACGCCGAGCGCCCGCGCGAAGTACGCCACCGGCAAGGGCAACGCCAGCAAGGCCGAGGTGATGGCCGGCGCGATCAAGCGGTACGGCCACCTGGTAGAGCTGAGGGACGACAACCAGTGTGACGCCGTCATCCTCGGGGCGATGGCGGCCGACCACTATGGGGAGACTCTGGCGAAGGTACCCGCGCTCAATGCGACCGCGCTGGAAAAGGTTGAATGGCCCGAGATGAGAGGATCGAGCACGTGAACAAGATGCCGACAATCTATCTGCGCGACGAAGAGAACAGGCGGTATGTGACTAACCAGGTCAACCCGGACGCCGCATGGGTGTTCGCCGGTGAGGGGGTCCCGTCCAGGAAGTATGACGGGACCTGTGTTCGCTTCGCCGGCTATGGCCAGTGGTACGCGCGCCGTGAGGTCAAGCCCGGGAAGCTGGCGCCGCCGAATTTCCGTCTGATCTCCCATGACGAGGTGACCGGCAAGACGATGGGCTGGGAGCCCATCGAACAGTCCGCGTTCGCGCAGATCTTCGCTGGAGTCGTGGGCAATCGACCGCTCTACGTCCCCGGCCAGACGTACGAGCTGGTCGGCCCGAAGATCAATGGGAACCCGGAGAAGCTGACCCATCACATCCTGATTGCTCACGGGTACATGTCGCTACCCGACGCCACTGAGCTGGAGTCACTCACCCCGATCACGTACCCGAGGATCGAGGCGTGGCTGAATGCTCATACCCACTGGGAGGGCATCGTATTCCGTCACGCCGATGGGCGAATGGCGAAGATCAAGGGGCGCGACTTCCGAGGGACGGCCCGCTGATGGCGATCTGCCTGCTGTGCCCGGCGGACGACAACGAGGTACCCGACGCGATGCTCGAAGAGCACGGCAAGATCATGCACTTCGAGCAGATCACGGGGATGGCCGAGGCCGGGCGCAGGGCGCTGATCCAGGCCCATCAGGTGCTCCGCGCGCACGTCGCGCAGTACCGGGCCGGCGATGACTACCAGGAGGCCGCCGCGCGCTTCGAGGCCAAGCCGCTGGACGGGACCCGGATCTACAAATACGGGGTGGAGAAGTCGTTCGCGGATGGCATGGCCGCCGCCGCGCACATCCTGGAGCACCTGATCGCGGGGGATGGGCTGTGAGCAACTCAAACAGAGTCCGGGAGATCACCGCGCTGGCCGTTGCGGCGGGAGTGGAGTCGTGGAAAGAGCGCGCGGCGTCGGAGATCTCGGCGCCACCGGAGGCGCATGTGGCCGCCCTTGTGGAGGCCGTGTTCATCGTTTCGTGGGACTTGATCGAGGAGTGGCACCGCGAACGTCTGCTGGAGCAGCTCGCCACCGCATGGCGCGGCTGGGTCGAGGAGTGCGAGGGGCGTCCGCAGAATGAACGGGGCCGAGACATGAGCGACTGGGAATGGGCCGTGAAGATCGTTCGGGAGTCGAAGTGACCAGCATCCAGGACGTGAAGTCGGCTGCCGCGCAGTACGCCGCCATCGCCGCGCGACACATTGATCTCGACGTGATCGCGGCTGAGTTCCCGGACCCCCGGGACGTGGCCGCGATCCACCTGGCCATTCTCAGCGCGAATATGCACCTAGAATGGAACGATCCGCCCATCAGTCGGAAGGTGCGGGTCATCGCGATCATGGGCTCCCCGATCCTCCTGCTCGGGCTGGTCACCGTCTGGGTAGGCTGGAAAGTGCGGGCCCGGGTCGACCGGCTGACGAGGGGAAAGGGCTGATCATGGGTAAACCAACTCCAGATCGAACCAACATCCCCCGAGGCGGTAACGGGAAGTACACCGCGCGTTACGACAGCGCTGAGCGGGACGCGCAGGCCGCGCAGATGCGCGTCGAGAGCAAGACGTACCAGCAGATCGCGGACGCCCTCGGGTACGCGGACAAGGGCGAGGCGCACCACGCCGTCGAGCGGGCGCTGAAGGCCGTGGTGCGCGAGCCGGCCGAGGCGCTGCGCAAGCTGATGCACGCCCGGCTGGACGAGATGCGGGTCGTGGTCCGGGAGGTCATGCTGGGCACCCACTACGCGCACAGCGCTGGCCGGCTGATCTTCACGCCCACCGGCGACGATGGCGCGTCCGTGCCGCTGGTGGACAAGGGGCCGAACCTCGCCGCCGTCGGACAGTACCTGAAGATCGAGGAACGCGCCGCGAAGCTGGACGGCGTGGACGCGGCGGTGAAGGTTCAGACCCTCTCGCTGGAGGAGATTCAGGTGCAGATCGCGACCCTGGAGGCCGAGGCGGCGGACGCTGAGGACCGGCGATGAAGATCTCCCCATGACCGACCCCGTCACGATGCTCGACCACCTGCGCCGCCTGGAGCAGCTTCACCTGATGAAGCGCAACCGGGCGGCGCAGATCGCTATGCGCTACCGGGACGACCCGGCCGGCTGGGCGCGGGACTGCATCCGCTGGCCGCCCGGCGGCGGCCTGGCCGACTACCAGGAGGAGGGGCTCACCGCGCTGGTCGAGCACAAGCGCGTCACCGAGCGCGGACCGCACGGCCTCGGGAAGACCACCAGTATGGCCGTGGCCGTGCTCTGGTTCGCCACCACCCGGGACGCGCTGGAGATCGACTGGAAGGTGATCACCACCGCCAGCGTCTGGCGGCAGCTTTCCGTCTTCCTGTGGCCCGAGATCCGCAAGTGGGCGCGGCGCATCCGCTGGGACGTGATCGGGCGCGCGCCGTTCAACGAGCGCACGGAGCTGCTCGACCTGAACCTGAAGCTGAAGCACGGCGCGGCCACGGCGGTCGCGAGCAACGATCCGGCCCGGATCGAGGGCGCACACGGGGACGAGATCCTCTACGTGCTGGACGAGGCGAAGATCATTCCCCCGGGCACCTGGGACGCGATCGAGGGCGCGTTGTCCAACGCCGGTCCCGACACCGAGTTCAACGCCTACGTGCTCGCGATGAGCACCCCGGGTACGCCGGCCGGGCGGTTCTACGACATCCACCGCCGCGCGCCGGGCTACGAGGACTGGCACACCATCCACGTCACGCTGGCGCGCGCGGTGGCCGCCGGGCGCATCTCGCAGGCGTGGGCCGACCAGCGCATGAAGCAGTGGGGCGCCGGCAGCGCGCTGTACCAGGGGCGCGTGCTCGGCAACTTCCACGCCGACGACGAAGACTCCGTCATCCCGCTGGCCTGGATCGAGGCCGCGCAGGAACGCTGGCATGCGTGGGACGCCGCCGGGTGTCCGGTGATGCCTGGCCCGAGCTGGACCGGGGTGGACTGCGCGCGCGGCGGCGACGAGTCCATTCTCGCCGCACTGCGCGGGCCGGTGGTACAGCTCCGCGCGCCAGTGGTTGGCCGGGACACGATGAAGATCGTGACGGCAGCCGAGGCCGAGGGCTGCCGCGCGATCGTGGACGTGGTCGGCGTCGGCGCCGGGGTGTTCGACCGGATGCGGGAGAAGAAGCTCCGCCCGGTGGCGTACACCGGCTCGGGCAAGTCGTATCTGCGCGACCGCTCGAAGGAGTTCGGCTTCACCAACGTGCGGAGCGCGGCGTACTGGCGAGTGCGCGAGCTGCTGGACCCGAACTTCGAGCCGACCCTGTGTCTGCCGCCGGATGACCTGCTCGTCTCCGACCTCACCGTTCCGCGCTGGGAGATCGCGGTCGGGATGCCGCCGCGCATCAAGGTGGAGACGAAGGAGTCGGTGGTGGAGCGCTTGAAGCGCTCGCCGGACCGGGGCGATGCGGTGGTGATGGCGATCTACGCGGACGCGGTGCGCTCACCTGCGGAGTTCTTCGAGCCCGAGGGGCACATGCCCATCACGGGGCTCTCCCCGCTCGCGTGACGTCGGCGCGTACCGTGGCCAGGAAGAACGGAGAGGAGAACGTATGTCCTGGTACCCGGAGCTTCCCCACGATCAGGCCGGTGGCCACGGCGGCGCGCGCGCGCAGACGCAAATGGTCGTGATCCACTGCACGGACAACACGGCGAGCGCCGAGGCCGAGGCGCACTACGCGGAGCATCGCGCCGACGGGATCTCAGCGCATTTCTACAGCGACGATGACTCCATCATCCAGGCGCTCGATACCGCCGTGGTGGCCTACGGCTGTTTCGCCACCGGGAACGCGCGCTCGGTCCAGTTCGAGCTGACCGGCCTGTCGAACCAGGTGAGCGACGCCGCGATGCGGCAGGCCGCCAAGACGGTGCGGCGCGTGTGCGTCGAGTTCGGCATTCCGGTGCGGCACGTCGGCCCCGCCGAGCTGCGTGCCGGACAGAAGGGCATCTGTGGCCACGGGGACGTGACGCGCGCCTGGGGTGAGGGCGACCATACCGACCCCGGGGACAGCTTCCCATGGGCGACATTCATCGGATACGTACAGAATGGGGACGAAATGACTGCGGACTGGGCAGCGGTGACCGCGATCCAGATCGGCTCGACCGATCTGGGGTACCAGGATCTGACCGCGCCCGCATGGGCGCGCGGCTACGGCACGTACAACCTGCGCGACATCGAGGCGCGGACGAAGGACCGGATCGATAAGGCCGTGCTGGCGATCAAGGCCAGCCAGCAGGCGCCGGCCCCGCCGACCGATGCGCAGATGGAGGCGCTCGCGCAGCGGGTGGCCGCGATCATCGGCGGCTCCATCGCGGCGCAGGTCGGTGACCTGATCGCGGCCAGGATGAAGGAATGACCACGGTCCCGGAACCCGGGGTCATCATCACCTTGACCAGCATCTACGCGAAGCTGGTCAAGGTGGAGAAAGATCTGGCGCGGGTGGCGTCGGACATCAGGAACGTGCGCAGCACGCAGCACGAGGTGGACACCGACCACGAGACGCGACTTCGTGGCCTGGAGGCGAGCCGGATGCCCTGGAAGGTCATCGGGGGCTTCGTCGGGGTCGGCGCCCTGTTGGCCACGATCGTGGGAATGTTGATCAAGCAGAACTGAGAGGAAAGATCATGAAGCGCAACCCCGTCCTGCTCGTCATGTCCATCTTCGCCGGCCTCCAGGCGCTGAGCGGCGGCGCATTCCTCCTGGACGTGTTCGGCGCGAAGACCGCCGGCCTGGTCGTGCTGGCGCTCGCCGCTGTCCAGGCCGGCGTGCAGTACTGGGTGCGCGGTCAGGTCACCCCGCTGGCCGACCCGCGCGACAACCTCGGCCGGCCGATGCGCACGGGGTCGATGTAGCCTGAGCGCGTCGAGCGAGCCGACCGCAGGAGACGCACGCGAGAACGGAAGCCCCCGGGACCTGCGCTCGGGGGCTTCATGCTGCCTGCGGCCGGTACTCGCCACGCTCGGCGGCGGCCTTCAGTGCCGCCCGGAGGAGTACCTCCGCCGAGCGCGCGGCGGAGCGTCCGGTTTGCCTGCCGTGCTCCGCCACCTCTGCCATGAGTTCCGGGGGGAGTCGCCACCCCGCTACCGAGCGCCTGGTCTTCATGCGCGGGAGGATACAGCCTCTGGCTTGCACTACGCAAGCCAGAGGGGTAGCGTTCTGGTGAACAGAAAAGCTCCGGAGCGTGGTGACACACCCTCCGGAGCCGGCGGAACCAGAACCCTCTCTCGAAGGGAACCAGAGCCATGATCAACTCTAATCGGAAGACGGACGTTCCGGCAAGCGGAGGGCGAAAGCTCTGCTCCGTCGGTGACGCGTCACTGGTCTCCATGCTCCGGAGGGAGGCGGAGGCGGTCGGAGTTGACTGGCGCTCCGATCCTCTGGGACCCTCCGTCATCCAGAGGGCTTCTGACCTGCTGTTTCCCAGCTCCAGCAAGTGCGGGGAGTCGCGCGCTTACCGGATTCAGAGCCTCGTGCAGAGCCTGCCGGAGGAACTTCCGGAGGACCTGAACGCCGCTCCGGAGGTTCAGGAGAATGACCGGAGCCCGGAGCCTCCGGCGGAGGACACCGCTGCTCCGGAGCCGGAGGATGACCGGAGCCCGGAGGGTGGCGAGCCGGAGGAGTGGGGCGGCGTGGCCGGAGCATCGGGGGCCGCCCGGTTCCGGAGGTTCTGGCGGCGAGACTCCAGCCGGAGCGCGGAGGGCATCGCTCCGGAGGTCGATGACGAATCCTCCGGGCGACCGGAGCGCGCGTGGCCCATCCTTCTGATCGCGGCCTCCGCCTTCTGCGCGCTCTGGGCCGGCTGGGTGGGGCTCGGGAAGATGACCGGGTTCGGCGCGGTGGTCCCGCTGCCCGGCATCGTGAACTGGACGGCGGATGCCTCCATCACGCTGCCGCTCGGCGTGGAGGCGCTCGCGGGGTACGCCATCCGCGCCTGGCTGTCCGGTTACGGAACGCCGTCCACGCGCCGGCTGGCGCGGCGTACCGCCATCGGGTGCCTGATCCTCGGCGCGGTCGGGCAGGCCGCATATCACCTGATGAAGGTGGCAGAGGTCGGCGCGGACGGCGCCCCGTGGCAGGTCACCACGCTGGTGTCGATCATCCCGGTGGCCTCGATCGGCATGGCCTCAGCTCTCCAGCACCGCCTCGCGATGGACCGCCGCGCGCACAAGGCGCGCCTACGGAAGGCCGCGCAGAACGTTTGACGTATTCGTTATTCGTGGTAAAGTGAGGGCTTCGCCGACCGGAGGAGATAGATGATGTTGACGACCGAACAGCGTGAGGTGATCGAAAGGACGGCACGCCAGCAGACCCCGGTTGCCGCCGACGCCATCCGTCAGGCCGTGCTGGACCTAGACGAGGCACTGATGGAGGTCGACGACGCGAAGGACGAGAGGAACGACCTGGCGAGAAAGTGTGCGAGCCTGAAGCACCAGCGGGACACCACCGTGCGCCAGCGCGACTACCTCCAGGAGAAGATCACCAGCCTGGACGCGCACGTGAACGGCCTCGTGGCGCTCGGCGCCCGACGCACCGTCGAGGAGATGCCGGCCCTCTCCCACTACTGCTACTACGTGTCCTACCGGCACGAGACGGCGGCGGAGGACAGCGGCCACGTGACGCTCGAACCGCCCGTCAAGGGCTGGGGCCACATCGAGATCGTGCTCAACCGACCGATCCGTAGCTTCGAGGACGTTCGCGTGCTGGCCGGGTTCATCCAGCGGAAGAACGAATTCGGCACGGTGGCCATCCACTCCTGGCAGTTCATGGAGGACTGGAGCAGCGAGGCGCCGACGTATCAGGAGCACATCGCGGCGGACGGCACCGTGACCCCGGCGCCGGTGAGCCTGAGCCTCCTCACGTAGAACAGCGCGCGCCGGGCAAGGGCGCGCGCTGCATTTCCCGATTCCCGAGCAGAGAAGAGAGGCTTTCATCATGGCACGGAAGCAGGCCCCCGCGATGTTCTGGGCGTGGATGCTGGTTGCGTTCCTCGACCTGATCGTGACCGCATGGGCGCTCGGCCGAGGTAGCGACTCCGGCGCGATAATCGCGACCGGCGGCGGCGCCTTTAGCCTGCTGGCGGCCAGCATCACGTGGCGCCGGGGCCGAAAGTGACTACGCTGAGTGACTCGGAAGTCGGAACTTCCGAGTTCGAAGGTGCCTCAGCCGAGCGCGAAACGGGGGCTGGGGCCACTTCGGAAGTCACACAGCGTGAGATTCTGCGCAGTGTGGCCCGGTACCTCACGCCGCCGGACATCCTGCGTGGCGCGCCGGACAGCCTGCCGAAGATGCGCGAGTACGCGCACCGGGGGGAGCAGGTCGCCAAGCGCGGCACGCTCCGCGCGCTCGGCATCGGCTACTTCCGCGCGGTGGCGCGCCCGGCGGCCGTCGTGTGCCGCTCCGTCGAGTGGATCGCGGTGCGTCCCGGGCGCGCGCTCACCGTCTTCGCGACCTGGAAGCTGGTCATCACGACCGGCCCTGGGCCGTGGATCGTGCACCACATCATCGACCCGGCCCTGCGTCTCGCGGGCTGGATCTTCCTATAGGAGGAGATATGTCAAAGAGCGCAAAAGCGCGCATTAAGGGGGTCGCCGTTCCGATCATGGCGTGGACCTCGTTCGGGTGCGCCTTCCTTGCCGGGGCCTTCGCCCCGGGCATGTGGATCGGACATTGGATAGCGGCTGGGGTGAAAATGCTGAGCTGGTTCGTGCTGGTGATTTTCTTCAGCCTGCTCGCCTGGACCATCCGCGATCTGGCGATGGACGGTGAGCCCAACAAGATCGCGGTGTACTCCGTGATCGTGCTGCCCAGCCTGGCCGGTTCGACCCCGGGCGGCGTCGGCCAGTGGGTGGCTGACCGCTCCCACGACGCGCTGACGTGGGCGTCCCAGCCGCTGCACGACGCGATGGGCAAGGCGGCGGTCGGCAAGGGGGCGCCCACCGTGATGACCCTGGTCCTGCTCGGCGTGGCTATCGCCTTCGCTCAGCGCACCGTGAAGAGCGGCACGCTCTTCGGCAAGGGCAAGCGCGGCGCGATCGTGGAGGAGGTCTGACATGGAGATTTTCCTGGTCGCCTACGCGATCTACTGGCTGGTCACGAACGCCGCCGTGGACCTGAAGCACGCCGCGCGCGGCACCACCTCGCCGCGCTGGCAGATGAAGCTGGAGAAGCTGCGCCAGCGCGGGCTTCCCGGATACAAGCCACACGCGTTGACCCCCGCGTGGTTCGCCGACCTCTGGCTCGACGCGCGCCGCGCCAAGCAGGCGAAGGCCGCCGAGCTGCTGGAGCGCGAGCGCAGTGCCGAGAAGCGTCTCGCCGAGCACGTTGATGAGGCGCTCGACGTGGCCCGGCCGACGCCGGCCGCTCCGCCCGCCGTCGGCGGCGTGCCGGCCGATGGGCGGTTCCATCGTCCCGGGGGTGGCGTACCAGCCGACGGCCGGTTCCACCGGCCCGGCGCGGCACCCCCTGAGGGCAAGGTCGTTCAAATGTTCCCGAAGAAGAATGGAAGTACTGGAATGTCCGAAGTTACCGGTCTCGATCCCGCCATCGCCCACGCGCGCGCCGTGGCCGAGGTGCACGCGCTGCACGCCGCCGAGGAGACGTTCATCAACGGCCTGGTGACCGCCGGTCACGGTGCGACGGTCAACGACCTGGCGCGTCACGCTCTCGTGAAGAGCCAGGAGGCCGCCGAAGCCTGGGAGGCGCTCGCGTCCGGGTTGGAAACGAACAAGGGCGTCCAGGCTGCATACGCGGAGAACCCCGAGGCCGCCGGCAAGGATCACCTGCTCGGCGGTCGCTGACCGATCGACCACGGCATGGCGCCCGGGTTCACGTCCGGGCGCGGTGCTGGCCGATCGGTCAGCGAGAGGAGAGGTCATGAGGGGCTTTTGCTCCATCTGCGGTAAATCTATCTCTATCATCAGGTCCGGGGTAATTCGCTCTCACGGCGGTGGATGGCTGATGACGTGCGAGGGCAGCGGCAAGCCGCCGAAGGAGGTCACGACGTCATGATCAAGCAGACCCACAGCTTCGCTGCGCAGGTCGCGCCCCACGCTGCTGTGGGTCTGCTGGTCGTGGCCGCCGCCGCCACCCACGCCGCCGCCAGCGCGAGCGGCCACGAGATGCAGGTCGCACTGTGGGTAGCCGGTACCGCCTTCGTGCTCGCCGTGCTGGTCGGCATGAAGCGCGGCGCGCGGATCGAGTGCCGCAAGGCGCGCGCCCGGCTTCAGCTTCTCCTGGTCGGCTCGGCGGCGTGGCTCGGCGCGGTGACCGGTGCCGGCCTGTCCTGGGGTGCGGTCGAGATCCTCGTGCTGATGGTCGGCGCGCTCTCGCTGCACTGGTGGCGGATGAAGCGCATCCCGAACCGCGCGGCGGCCGTCGCCGAGCCGGTAGGCGACTACGCCGCGCGCTGGCGCGAGTCCATCGGTTGCCCCGGGGGCGCGGCGCCCGGCTCGCGGCTCGTGAAGCCCGAGACGATCGAGTCGGGCGTGCGCTTCGACCTCCGTCTCGTCCCCGGCAAGCAGGACGCGAGCACGATCACCGGGGCCATGGAGAAGATCCGGGGCGGCCTCGGGCTGTTCGGGGATCAGGAGCTGCTGATCGAGCCGCACCCCACGCTGCCGGAGCCGCACCAGATCGCGACCGTGGTCACGAAGTCGCCCATCCGTGCCGAGATCCTGTGGCCCGGCCCGAGCACTTTCGACAGCGCGACCGGCACGGTGGCGCTCGGCCCGTTCGCCGACGGTATCGGTGTCGGTCGCTGGCGGGTATACAGCAAGTCCCGGCTCTACGGTGGCTACCTTCAGGGCGGCACCGACTCGGGCAAGTCGCGGACCGCAGATTCGATCATGGTGTCCATCGCCGCGAGCCGGACGCACCCCACCGTCGTGCAGTACGCGGACGGTCAGGGCGGCGCGTCCTCGGCCATGCTCTCGAAGTACGCCGATCGGGTGGCGAAGAACCCGGCGGAGTGCCTGTCGATGCTTCAGGACGCCGTCAAGGTCATGGAGATGCGGCAGGACGAGAACGACCTGGAGGGCTGGATCGGCTTCACGCCGCGCATCGACCGGCCTGGCCTGCTGATCATGATTGACGAGTGCCACCTCCTGCTGGTCTTCCCCGAGATCCAGGAAGCCGTGGCCGCCATCGCCAAGGGCGGGGGCAAGGTGGGTGTGGCGTGCGTGCTGGCCAGCCAGACCCCGCTTCTGAGCGCGTTCGGCGGTTCCGGGAAGAACAACTTCGCTGACGACATCCGGTCGAACCTGCTCATGGGCAACGGCCTCGTGCTGCGCTCGAAGTCCAAGGACGTGAGCCAGGTGTTCGGGGTATCGGTCAACCCAAGCGCCTTCCCGGCCACCCCGGGATATGCCTACCTCGTGGACTCCATCGGGCGCAGCGCGCCGCTGCGCTCGTACCACTTCACCGACCAGCAGGCGGCGGCCTACCTTCCCGGCAGCGAGTGGCTGGAGCTGGACGCGGGCGCGGCGAATGCTGCCGGGCCGACCTACCTCAACCGACGTGCGATCCGCGACCGCGCCGCCGCTGCCAAGCGCGAGCGGGTCGAGGCGCTGAAGGCCGGGCGCCCGCTGCCGAAGGCCGCACCCGCGACCGCGCTGGCCGCGCCGCTCCCGGCAGTGACCGCCTTCCCGGTATGGGTCTCGCCGCCGAGGCCGGTTTCCCCCATCGCGCCGGCCGGCCCCCGGGTAACCGACATCCATCACCGCGCCACCGAAGCGCTGGCCGGCGGCGCGGTGCGTGCCGGCTTCACGATGCCCGGGTGGATGGCGCGCGAGCTGGGATGCTCCGAGCGCTGGGCGCACGAGACGCTGAAGGACCTCGTGGCGCTCGGCGTGCTGGAGCGGCCGGACGGCACGCCCCAGGGGCGGTACTACCCCACCGGAAAGACTCTTTCGAGAAAGGTCGCCTGATGAAAGCGCCCCGCCACCTTCCCGACGTCGCGCACGCGCGCCCCGGACGTACCGCCGTCTACCGGTTCTACGACCGGCGCGGCGTGCTGCTCTACGTCGGAATCACCAACTCGCCGAGGCACCGTTTCGAGCAGCACGCCGCCGACAAGGAATGGTGGCCGGCGGTGACGGGGCGGACCATCGAGTGGTGTGCGAGTCGCCGCGCCGCGCTGGAAGCGGAGTGGTTCGCGATCAAGAATGAGCGCCCGATCCACAACAGGCAGCACAACGATCACTACCGGGGAGGCAGCTACGTCCCGGCACGCGGCATCGCGCGGCCGGCGTTCACGATGGTCGTCAGCGGAGTTCTGCTCGGCGCGGCGTGGACAGGGCACCTGGAGCTGAGCTGGATCATGCAGGCGGTCTGCGTGCTCGCATTCCTGGCCTCCTCCCAGTTGATACTGAGCCGCGCGGAGTAGCATCTGGACGTGTTTCCCCGGGGTCAACCCCTCGCGCCGATTGGACGACGGCGCGAGGGGTTGACTTTTCCCGTGATCGCGTAGCCTGACACCATGCCTGTCACGCCGCTTGTCCTGCTGATATACGCGCTGGCCGTCGCGCGCCTGACCGGCCTGATCGTAGAAGACGACATTCTGAGCATTCCACGCGACGCGCTGCTCGGGTGGCTCGATCCGACCCCGAAGAGCATCGGTTCGCACCTCGCGACGCTGATCACGTGCTACTGGTGCATGAGCATCTGGGTTGCCGCTGTGGTCGCCCCGCTCATGTGGTGGCACGGCATGAATCCGTACATCCTCCTGCCGGCCGTAGTGCTGGCGTTCGCGCAGGTCACCGGCATGATTTCCCAGAACGGCAGGTAGGTTTCATGGCCCTTCGGCGCGCGCGTGAACCCGAGAAGGTCAAGGCGATGGTAGCGGCCACCGCCACGGTGCCGCTCGGCGCCGCGTCGGCCTGGTCAACCTGGAGGTACGGAAACCGCGACTGGCAGATCGAGGCGTGGCGCCTGTATGACATCGTTGGCGAGCTGCGGTTCCTCGCCGGCTGGATCGGCGACTCGGTCAGCCAGGCGCGCCTCTACGTCACCGAGATCAACGAGAACGGCGAGGAGTCCGGCGAGGTCGAGGACGGGGAGATCGCGCGCCTGGCCGCCGTCCCGCTCGGCTCCGGCTCCCAGCGGGACGACAATCTGAGGCTGATGGGCATCGGGCTGGCCGTGTGCGGTGAGACCTGGATCATCGGGGAGGGCGGCGCGACCGACGACCCGGAGAACTGGTTCGTCGTCTCGCCCGGCCAGCTCCGGCGTACCGGGTCGGAGATCACCGTCAAGCGCCCCATGCAGGTGGGCGGCGGCATCCTCACGCTCCAGGACGGCGTGGACCTCCTCGTTCGGGCGTGGCGTCCGCATCCGAACTGGATCGAACAGGCCGACTCGCCCACGCGCGCCGCGATCCCGCCACTCCGCGAGATCGAGCTGCTGACGAAGCGCGAGTTCGCCGAGCTGGAGAGCCGGCTCACGGGCGCGGGAGTCTGGTTCCTGCCGGAGGGGATCGACTTCCCGCACGGCGAGGGCGACCCGGAGGGCGCGTCAGGTTTCATGGCGATGCTCCAGCGGGTCGCCGCGATGAACATCCAGGACCAGTCCCGCGCGTCCGCCATGGTGCCCATCATGGCGACCGTGCCGGATCACCTTGTCGAGCACATCCCGAACATGAAGCCGGTCACCTTCTGGTCGGACCTGTCCGATCAGATCATCCCGCTGAAGGACAAGGCGATCACGCGCCTGGGGTCCACCTTCGAGATCCCGCTGGAGCTGTCAACGGGGCTCGGCCAGTCCAACCACTGGACGGCGTGGGCGATCGGCGAGGAGGGCATCAAGCGGATCAAGCCCTACCTGGCCACCATCGCGGACGCGCTCACCCGGGGCTTCCTGGGGCCGGCGCTGGAGCGTGCCGGGCTGGACCCGGAGCGGTACGCCTTCGCCTTCGACGTGGCACCGCTGGCCGTCCGGCCGAACCGGCTTACCGAGGCGCTGGAGCTGTCCGACCGGTACATGCTGACCGACGAGGAGACCGTCAAGTCCGGCGCCTTCACGAAGAACCAGATGCCGGACGACGCCGAGCGCCTGAGGATGCTGGTCTTCCGCGCCGTGGCGAAGGACCCCACCCTACTCTCTGACCCCGGAGTACGCGCGGCGATCGGCATCGGCGGTACGGCACCGGCCGCCGTACCGGCACTGCCAGCGCCCGCTGAACCGACCGCGCCCGCGCCGGACAACTCCCCGCCCGCCGAGCCCGCCACGTCGCCGCCGGATACTGGCCAGCCGGGGCCACACTCGGTCAGCGCGCTCAGCGCCGCGAGCCGGCTCATGGTGCTCCGGGCGCTGGAGCTGGCCGGCGGCCGGCTCACCACACCAGCCGAGCGCCGGGGACGATGGGCGTCCATCGCGCGCCACGACCTGCACGGGCGCGTCGGTCCGATCACCCCGGATAAGGCCGACCGGGTGCTCGAAGGCGCGTGGACTCACGTCGAGTCCGTGGCCGAGGCGGTCGGCATGGAGACGGCGGAGCTTCAGCGCATCCTGCACGCGTACTGCGTCGAGCTGCTCACCCGGGGCATGACGCATCACGACGACCTGCTCACCAGCACGATGGGGTTGTCTCGCGACGTTCGGATGCTGCGGTGACCGGGCCGGTCTGGGACGGCGAGGGCACCGACCCGTGGCTGCCGTATCGGCTGGACGCGATCCTGAAGGCGGCCAGCGCCGAGCGCACCATCTACGAGGTGGTGTGGGACGCACTGTCGAGCTGGCTCGTGGTCACCGCGCGCCGAGTACTGCGCGGTGCCATTCCGGACCCGGACGCGATCTTTGCTCAGGTTCCCAGTTGGGAGCGGCACGTGGCCGACGTCATCACCACCGGGGTGATCCCGGTGATGGCGCGGGCGTACAGCGGACTGTTCGGCCCGGAGTTCGGTTGGCGGGACCGGCCGAGCATCATCGACTACCTGGCCGGCGTGCACAACCGCCTCTCCGGCATTCCGGGTGAGGTCTTCGATCTGGTCAGCGGGCAGATCGCGGCCGGCGTGACGCTCGGCGAGGGCATTCCCGAGATCGCGGACCGGGTGGACGAGGTGCTCTCGACCACCGACAGCGAGCGCTGGCCGAACCGCGCCGTGGTCATCGCACGCACGGAGGCGCTCGGCGCGCTCAACGGCTCGCGTACGGACGCCTTCGAGGAGTTCGCGGCTGAGAACGAGGCGCCGATGGAGCAGCTCTGGCTCGCCACCGCAGATCTCCGGACGCGACCCACGCACGTGCTGGCCGACGGCCAGCGGGTGGCGCTCGGCGCGCCGTTCATGGTGGGCGGCTTCGCGCTGATGTTCCCGGGCGACCCGGACGGCCCGGCGCAGGAGGTCATCCAGTGCCGATGTACCACACTCCTGCTCGAAGCCGGAGAAACCGTAGACCTGTCCCACCGACAGCTAAAGTAGGGAATGATCATGGCTACTCGCTTCCGCGCGCTGGCTGCCCCGGTGGACGCCTCCACCGGGGACCGGCGCCGCTTCGCCCCCGACGCGCTCACGGCCGCCCCGTGCCCGATGCCGCTGCGCTACGCACCCGAGGACATGGGCGGCCACGACGGCGCCGTGACCATCGGGGCCATTCAGTCGCTGGAGATGGACGGCTCGCAGGTCTGGGCGACCGGCACGCTGTTCGATGACGTGTCCCGGGACACGATGCCCCGCATGGCCGAGAACGTCGCCGAGGCCATGAAGCTCATCACCGAAGGCGTGGCGGGCCTCTCGGTGGACCTGGACGACTTCGACGCGGTACCGGTCCTGGTCGGCACCGACACCCCGGTCGGGATGGACGACCTCGAAGACCCCGAGGCGCAGATGGAGCTGTTGATCACGAAGGGGCGCATCCGGGCGGCCACCCTGGTGGACATCCCGGCCTACGTCGAGACGAACCATACCTTCGAGCTGTTCGACGGGGACGCGCCGAGCGCCATGGTTGCCGCACTGTCCGGCTCGACCAGCCTCCCCGTCGCCGATCGCGAGTTGGCCTGGGATGGTCCGGCCGCCGCCGGCCGCATCTTCGACGCGCACAGCGACGCGGACGGAAACGTCGACAAGAGCGCGGCCTCCCCGGCGTTCCTGTGGGTCGACGGAGACGGCACGAAGCGCGGGGACTACAAGCTCGGGTTCGCGGACCTGATCGACGGCAAGCTCCAGATCGTGCCGCGCGGCGTCGCGGCCACGGCCGGCGGCCGGGGCGTGGACGCGACCGACCTTCCCGACGCGGACAAGAGCGCGATCAAGGGGCGCATCTGCGAGCTGTACGGGCACGTGCAGGACACCTTCGAGGACTGGCCGGACTGCCCATTCGACTCCGGCGCGGCCAGCACCAGCGCGCTGATCGCGGCGCTCGGCCCGGCCGCGCTCGCGCCGCTGAGCGCCTTCACGCCGCCGCCGATCACGAAGCCCACCCGGATGACCTACGACTTCGCGCACAACCCCCCGATCGCGTATGGGCACATCCTGGAGTGGGGCACGTGCCACGAGGGCTTCAAGGATTCGTGCATCGTGGCGCCCCGGGACCCGAGCGGGGAGTATCGCGAGTTCCACACGCACCGTCGACAGACGGACGGCGGCGTGATCTACGCTGGCCGGATCACGGCCGGCGGCAAGCACGTCTCGGCCGAGGACGACAGCCTGACCGCGCACTCGGTCCGGCAGGCACACGACAAGATGACGGTCGTGGCGTACGTCCGTGCGGTGGAAGATGAGTTCGGTGTGCTGGTCTGCGGTCCGATCGAGCCGGAACTGGACGACGCCACGCTGCGCATCCTCTCTCGCCGGAAGGTGTCCGGGGACTGGCGCGAGACGATCGACGGCCTCGGACTGGTGGAGGTGCTGGCGCTCAAGCCCGGCCCGCGCCACGAGTCCGAGCCGGGCTTCCCGATCACGTTCAGCTTCCGCGACGGGCGACAGGTCGCCCTGTGCGCCTCGCTCGGTCCGGACGATGACGACGCGTCGGGCGGCAGGGTGAACACGGCCGAGATCTTCCGGCAGGCGTACAGCGTGATCCGGGAGGAGGAGGCGAAGCTGGCGGCGGCCGAGCTGGCGCGCGTGGAGCTGGGTGACGCCGTGACGCGCGACGCTGAGATGATGGCGGCAGAGCTGATCGAGGCGACGGGAGTCTGAGCATGTGCCAGTGCGGATCGAAGCGGGAACGGTGGGAGGTCACCCTGTCCACCGGGATGAAGATCGTCAAGTCGTCGGAGGTGCAGGCGCGCAGCTTCGCGGCGCGCCACCCGGGGGCCACGTTCCGGAAGCTGGAGAAGTAGGGGTGCGGTCGGCCCCGAGCCGGTCCAGGCGCACCATCAATCTGGTGAGCCTGGATAACGGCGTCGGGCTGTCCGCCGACATGACCCTGCTGGAGGGCATGCTGACCGGCGCCGGGTACGAGGTGCGCCGGGTGGACTGGCGGAAGGTCGCGATGCCCCGGTGCGACATCGCGATCTTCCTGGAGCTGTGGTCGCCCCGGCTCGCGCAGTACGCCGGCCGGACGGTTGGGGTGTTCAACCTGGAGTGGTTCCAGTCGAGCTGGGGGCGCGACCTGCCGAAGATCACGCAGCTCTGGGCGAAGTCGACTGAGTCCTACGCCGCCTATCAGCGCCTCCGGCTGCACAACGCGACGCTGACCGGCTTCCTGTCCCGGGACCTGCGCGACGAGTCCGTGCAGCGCGAACCGGTCGCGCTGCACCTGCGCGGGCACTCCGACTTCAAGAACACGGACACGGTGATCGAGGCGTGGCGCCGCGATCCCAGGTTGCCCCCGCTGACCATCGTCTCGGCGGTACCGCTGGCCGTGCCGCCGTACGTGCGCGTGCTCGGCCGGATCAGCGATGAAGAGTTGCGCGCGGAGATGAACCGCGCCGCCATCCACGTGTGCCCGTCGCGCGCCGAGGGGTGGGGACACTACATCACCGAGGCGCTGAGCGTCGGCGCGCTGGTGGTGACCACGGACGCCTCACCGATGAACGAGCACGTGACAAGCGACTGGGGTGCGCTAGTGACGCCGTCGGCGACCGGCCGGCATGGTCTGGTGACTGCGCACGGCGTGAGCGCGCGCCAGCTCGCGGAGAAGGTGCGCACGGCGGCGGCGGTACCGGCCATCTGGCGGACCGAGATGAGCAGGAAGGCGCGGGCGCACTTCGAGGCCCGGAACGCTAGCTTTACCGAGACAGCATTGTCCCTATTGGCGAGGATTTGATATGCCCCATCTGAGCGAGATCCTGAGACGCGAGCTGGCGACGTTCCGCGAGAAGGCTGGTCAGGACGACCTGGCCATCGTGGAGACGGGCACCATCCGTAACACCGGAGAGGAGTACCGGGTCAACGATGGATGGTCGACACTCACCTTCGCCGAGGAGATCGCGGAGCACGGCGGCTCACTGCTCGGGATCGACCTCGACACGTCCGCCGCCGCCGAGGTGCTCGGAAAGCGGCTGGTGGACCTGGACATCGAGCTGGCCAGCGGCCACTCCATTGACGTGCTGGCCAGCCTGCTCGCCCACGCGGCCGACCTCGGGCAGTTCGACGTCGCGTTCCTCGACAGCGACAACGACGCGGGTCTGATCCTGCACGAATACCTGATCGTCAAGAACCTCATGAACAGCCCGGGACTGATCATGGTGGACGACGTGAACCTGACCTCGACCGGCGTCGTCAAGGGTCACCAGATCGTGCCGTGGCTCGACGCGCACGGTGTGCCGTACCGTCTGGAGATTCGTCACGGTGACGGATACGAGACCGGCGTTCTCGTCATCGAGGTCTGAGTATGGAGATCGTCATCGTCCCCGCGTGGCGCCGGCCGGACTTCTTCGAGGCGACGCTTCGGCGCCTGCTGATCGCGGATGAGGGGGTTCAGCAGTACTGGCTCGCGCTCGACCGGAAGCACGACCGAGACGTGAACCAGCTCGCCTGGGACTTCACGCGGAAGCTGGAGGGCGCTCGCGTACGCGTCATCCCGCGCTCGCACCCCTACCGGGGGAACAGCTACAACGTGTTGACCAGCTACCGCGAGGCGCTCACCTTCCGGCCGGAGATCGTGCACCTGGTAGAGGAGGACGTGTTCGTGGGGGCGGACTACTTCGCGTTCCACCGCGCCGCGCACAAGCTGGCGCCGGACGCCTTCGCGGTGAGCGCGGCGCGCAACCAGAACTACGCGGACGACCCGGTAGGCGACGCCACCGCGCTGTACCTCGATCAGGCATACCAGTCGATCGCGGTCAGCTTCCGGCCGGAGCCGCTCGCCCTCGCGCTCACGCACGCAGTGCCGGCCTACTTCGCGAACCCGGTCGCCTACTGCCGGCGCGCCTTCCCGCGCTCGCACATCCCGGCCGGCAACGCCGAGCAGGACGGCTTGCTCAACCGCTGCGCGGAGGCGTGGGGGATGCGAACCGCGTACGCCGCGCGCCCCCGGGCGTATCACGCCGGCTTCGTGGGCTATCACCGCAAGGGCGCGGCCGGTACCGGCCCTGTGAGTGAGCGCGCCGCGCGCCTGCTCACCATGTCCACGGCCGAGCTGAACGCGAACGCGTACTCCTACCCCGACCACCAGGCCGTGGACCTGGACGCGCGCCCGGGTGACCCTGACCGGATCATGGTGTGGCCGTAGCTGCGGTGCTACCGTGAACGCGTACCAGGGTCTGGCTTCGGTCCGCCTGGGCGGCATGGCCTTTCCAGGAGCACCATCATGGGATTCGAGCTTCCCGAAGACATCACCGCGCTGTCCGCCGCCGAGCTGGACGCGCTCGTAGTCAAGGTCCGCGCGTACGCGCGCGGCGTGGCCACCGCCACCCCCGTCAACGCCGAGGCCGTCCAGGACGCGACCACCGCATTCAACACCGTGCTCGGCGAGAAGAACGCCCGTGCGACCCTCGCCGCCTCCGCCGCCGCTCTCGCGTCGTCCCTGGACGAGACCGAGGAGGTCGCCGAGGGGGACGCCGAGGAGGACGAGGTCGAGGGCGAAGAGGTCGCCGAGGTCACCCCGCCGGCCGTCGTCGCCTCGCGCAAGACCACGAAGCGCTCAACGCTGGACACCCCGGCGCCGGACGTTGAGGACGCGGCCGTCGTCATGATCTCCGCCCCGGACGTTCCCGGCTTCGCGGCCGGACAGCCCCTCACCGACTTCGCGATGGCGGGCCGGATCATCGAGGCACGCCTCGCGGGCTACTCGGCGCCGTCCCAGCGCAGCGGCTCCCGGGGTATCAAGTCCGGGCGTACGTCGGTGCGTCACGGCGGCGTGATCTTCCGCCGCCAGTTCCCGGAGAACCTCCAGATCCGCGACGGCGACAACGCGTACAGCAAGGTGCTGGCGGCGGCGCAGGAGAAGCGCCTCCCGGGCGGCTCGCTGGTGAAGTCCGCTGAGAAGCTGGTCGCCGCCGGCCGCTCCCTCACGGCGGCGGTGGGCTGGTGTGCCCCTTCTGAGGTGATTTACAACCTCTGTGACCTGTCCTCCCTGGACGGCATGCTCGACATCCCGGAACTCCAGGCCAGCCGGGGCGGCTTTCAGCTCCCCGAGAATGGCGGACCGGACTTCTCGACCGTCTGGAACGGGATCGGCGACGCCGGGGACGTCATCCTGACGGAGTACGACATCGAGAACGGCGCGGTGAAGGAGTGCTTCGAGATCCCGTGTCCGCCGTTCGTGGACGTGCGGCTCGACGCGGCGTATCTGTGCCTCACCGGCTCGCTGCTCCAGCGTCGCGGCTACCCCGAGGTGATCGAGCTGTTCAGCCAGCAGGCCATGAAGGCGCTGGCGCACAAGATCAACGCCTCCGTCATCGCGCGGATCGCGACCGCCTCGGGCGCCGCGATCGTGGTTCCCGCTGACGCCTCCGGCGACGACGCGGCCAGCGCGCTGCTGTCGGCCATCGATCTCGCCATCACGGATGCGAAGTACGCGCAGCGCGCCTCGATGGGCAACTCCTGGGAGGTCGTGCTCCCGTTCTGGGTGCTCGTCCAGATCCGCGCGGCGTTCGCCCGGCGCTACGGCCTCGGCGCGCTGGACCTCGCGGACGCGGCCATCATGAACTGGTTCGCGATCCGCAAGGCCGTCCCGCGCTTCGTCTACGACTGGCAGGACGCGTACACCGGCCTGAACACGGGCCCCGGCGGCGCGGTTCCGCTCACGGTGCTGCCGACCACGGTCGAGTTCCTGGTCTACCCGGCCGGCACCTGGACGAAGATCGTGCAGGACGTCGTATCCCTGGATACGATCTACGATAACGCCCTTCTCACCACGAACCAGTACACTGCCATCTTCGCGGAGGACGGGTTCAACGTGATCCAGACCTGCCCGGAGTCGCGGCTGTACCGCGCCGTGGTCGACCCGTCCGGCGTCGTCGGCTGCTGCCCGTAACCCCACCCACTCGGCACCACTCACGAGAGGGAGGGTGAGGCATGGTAGGCATCATCCCCGGACCGCTGATCGCGGGACCGGAGCCGGTCGGCCGGCGATACGGACTTCTGTCCGCCGCCTCCGGCCCGATCGATCTGCCCGACCACGGTCGCGGGGGCGGTATTCGCTACGTCCCCGTGACCTGCGGGGAGGCGACGCCGTACCCGATCGACTGCGCGGCCGGGCTCGTCGTACACGACGAGAAGGAGGCGCAGCCCGATAACGCGCCGTTCAGCGCACTGCCGTTCATGGTGTACGCCTCGATCGAGTGCGGCGCGATGGGCTACAGCGAGACGGAGTTCCGCCAGAAGGTGGAGCGCCGTCTCGCCAACGGTGAGCAGGGCGCGGCCGAAATGGCGCTGTGGACCGGCGCGGTATCGCTCGGCGGCGGCGCGCTCGGAATCGAAAACCTCCAGGACTCGGCCAGCACCGTGGCCGTGGCCGACGATGGCGACTTCGCGGCCGTCATCGGGGCGCTGGAGTTCTTCATCTACCACGTGGCCGGCTACGGCAACACGGCGTACATCCACGCATCGGTGGACATGGCGGCATGGGCCGGTGACCACCACCTCGTGGTGCAGGACGGCCCGTTGAAGAAGACGCCGTACGGCTCGATCTGGGTATTCGGCGGAGGCTATCCGGGGACGGGTGCCGCTGGCGCGCTGCCGCCGGCCGGCGGCTCGTACCTGTACGTGACCGGGCAGACCACGGTGTGGCGCTCGGCGGACCTGTTCACCTACCCGGTGAACCAGACCCTGGACCGCAGCACGAACCAGCGGTTCCTCCTCTCCGAGCGCGAATACGCGATCGGCTTCGACTGCGCCACCGGGCGCGCGCTGTTCAACCCGAATGGGGGTTCATAGGCATGACCAACGTTGGCTGTTTCAAGCCCCTACAGGGCGCGACCTTCCGCGTGACCCAGCTCGATGAGTGCGGCAACCCGCTGTTCAACGAGTGCTCGTACGCGGTATCCGATGGGCAGACCTCGATCGAGATCACGCCCAACACCACCGACGGGCAGACCTTCCAGCAGCTCAACGCCGCTGGTCGGCCGCTGGTGAACCAGCAGGCTCGCACCATCCTGAACTGGTACGATTACAAGATCATCATGGCCGTCAACGACCCGGAATTGTTCCACCTCATGACCGGGGCGGCCATCTTCCTGGACTACGGTGGCCTGTCCGCCGGCACGGTCACCACCTCCGACAACTACGCCACCGGCCGGTTGGCGCTGGAGGTCTGGCTGGGCACGTCGGATGAGGCATGCCCGCCGCTGCCCGGCATCCAGGCGCCCTACTTCGGGTACATCCTGTTGCCGTTCACCGAGGACGGCCGACTGTCGGACGCGATCACGGTCACCAACGACCTGATCACGTACACGTTCTCCGGTCGTACCCGGATCGGGGCCGGCTGGGGTCGCGGACCCTACGACGTGATGTTGGACAACGGCGGCCTGCCCGCGCCGCTGCCGGCCACGCTGTCCAATCAGACGCACTTCCTGGACCTGTGGACCCAGCTTCCTCCGCCGGAGCCGGACTGCGGTTGCCTGGAGCTGCTCAGCTAGACCGGCGGGGAGGGTGCGGTACGCCACCCTCCCCGCTTTCAGCTTTCCCGTGATCTCCCGAAGGGGCGCGCCGTGGCGCAGTACGGTCCGCAGGAGTGGTTCTACGCAACCGGCGAGCTGGCCGCCAACCAGCGCGCCGCCGTCTTCGGCCCGGGGGACTCGAACGCGTTCGCCCCCATTTTCAGCGACGCCGGGCTCACCGTCCCGATGGCGAATCCCACCATCACCGACGGAACCGGCCAGCTCACCTTCTACGCCGCCGACGGCACCTACTGGATTTTCGTAGGCCCGGTTGGGACCGGCGACAGCGTCATGATCGACCTGGGGGCGGTCCCGGGTGCCGTGGACAGCGTGAACGGGCAGACCGGCACGGTCGTGCTCGACGCGGCCGACGTCGGCGCGCAGCCCATCGGGACGATCGACGCGAAGGGCGACCTGTACGTGGGTACCGGCCCGGACGCTACCGACCGGCTCGCAGTCGGCGCCGACGGACTCGTGCTCACCACGGACTCCGTCGAGGCCACGGGCTTGAAGTGGGCGGCCGGCGGCGGAGGAGGAGCGGTCACCTCGGTCAACAGCCAGACCGGCGCGGTGGTGCTCACCGCGACCGATGTCGGGGCGGACGTGGCTGGCGCGGCAGCGGCAGCTGCCGCCGCGAGCCAGCCCATCGGGACGATCAACGCGAAGGGTGACCTGTACGCGGGTACCGCGAACGACGCCACCACTCGACAGGGTGTCGGAACGAACGGCCAGGTTCTGACGGCCGACTCGACGCAGAGCACCGGCATGAAGTGGGCGACCCCGGCGAGCGCTCCCGTGACTTCCGTGAACAGCCAGACCGGGGCCGTTGTGCTCGGCGCGGCCGACGTGGGCGCCGACGTGGCCGGCGCCGCCGCCGCCGCTGCCGCCGCTTCCCAGCCGCTCGCCACCATCGACGCGAAGGGCGACCTGTACGCAGGGACGGCCGACAACGCCACCGCGCGCCGCTCCGTCGGCACCAACGGCCAGGTACTCACCGCCGACTCGGCGCAGGCCACCGGACTGAGCTGGACGACTCCGACCCCGGCGCCGGTCACCTCGGTCAACAGCCAAACCGGCGCGGTGGTGCTCACCTCCGCGAACGTGGGTGCGCAGCCCATCGCCACGGTGACCGCTAAGGGCGACCTCTACGTGGCCACGGCCAGCGCGACGGTAACCCGGCGCCCGGTCGGTACGGATGGCCAGGTGCTCACCGCTGACTCAGTGCAGGCCGACGGCGTGAAGTGGGCGACTCCCGTGAGCGCCCCCGTGACCTCGGTGAACACCCAGACCGGAGCGGTCGTGCTCACGGCGGCCGACGTCGGGGCCGACGCCTCCGGAGCAGCAGCGGCCGTGCTCGCGACCTCGGCACAGAAGGCCGCGAATCTGTCGGACCTGACCAGCGCCACCACCGCGCGCGGAAACCTTGGTCTCGGCGGCGCGGCCGTACTTGGCGTCGGGACCACGGCCGGCACGGTTGCGGCGGGCGACGACTCGCGGATCGTGGGCGCTCAGCAGCGTTCCACCGTGACCGCGAAAGGGGACCTGTACGCGGCCACGGCCAGCGCCACCGTGGCCCGCCAGCCGGTCGGCACCAACGGCCAGGTGCTCACGGCCGACAGCGCGCAGGCCACCGGGCTGAGCTGGGTAACGCCGACGGCGGCGCCAGTCACCTCCGTGAACAGCCAGACCGGCGCGGTGGTGCTCAACGCCGCGAGCGTGGGCGCGGACGCGGCCGGCGCGGCAGCGGCGGCACAGGCGGCCAGCCAGCCGCTGGACAGCGACCTGACGGCCATCGCCGCGCTGTCGCCCCCGGATGACGACATCATCCAGCGCAAGTCCGGCATCTGGGTGGCCCGGACCATGGCGCAGGTGAAGACTGACCTAGCCATCACTCCGGCGGACATCGGCGCGGTACCCACCTCGCGGACGCTGACCGCCGGCACGGCGATGAGCGGGGGCGGCGACCTCTCGGCGGACCGGACGTTTAACGTGGTGCTGGGCACCTCGGGTGCGTCGGCTGCCGCCGGCAACGACTCGCGGATCACCGGGGCGCAGCAGCTTTCCACGCTGACCACGAAGGGCGATCTGTACGTCGCCACCGCGAGCGCGACCAGCGCCCGGCAGGGTGTCGGCACCAACGGTCAGGTGCTCACCGCCGACTCAGCGCAGACCAACGGCTTGAAGTGGGCGGACCCGGCCGCCGCCGGGGTAGTCTCCGGCGGCATGGTGCCGCGCTCCACCGGGTACATTCCGACCGGCGGCGTGGTCACCGCGCGCTCCAGCAAGACGGCCACGCTCAACGCCATGTACCTGATGCCCTTCGTCCTGCTCAGCGGTGCGACGCTGAGTTCGATCGCCTTCGAGGTCACGGCCAACATCGCCACGGCTGTGGCCCGGCTCGGCATCTACGCCTCGTCCGCCTCGAACCTCCCGACCGGCGCGGCGGTGGCCGACTACGGCACCACGGCGGCCGACACCACGGGCACGAAGACGGCCGCTGTCAGCACGGTGCTGGCGGCCGGGCTGTACTGGCTCGCCTTCGTCGGTCAGACTGCCGCGCCCACCGTCCGCCAGTGCACCGGCTGGACCCCGTATGTGGCCAGCGCTACCTTCCCCGCCGGCTCCGGCGTCGGCTGGGACAACTGCTACGTGCAGACGTCCGTCACCGGCGCGCTCCCCTCCATCGGCACGATCGTGGATTCCGATGGTCCCATGTGCGGTATCAAGTTCTAAGGAGATGAAATGCCACAAGCCTGGGTAGGGCTCATGGTTCAGACCCCCGCGACTCCGCTGGTCAACGGCGGCGAGGACAAGATGCCCGCGTGTATCACGAAGGTAGGCAGCACGGGGCCGAATGGCGGGATCATGGTGTCGTTGAAGACGCTGCCGAACGCCGCGCTGACGCTGATCGCGTACGTGGGAAGCTGCGAACTGATGGACTACGAGGCCGACGCCCGGACGTTGGGTGTTGGCGCCGGGGCGTGGCCCCTCGACGCGAGCTGAGAGGTAGGGTCCAGCTATGCCAGTCATCCCGCTGCCGGGGCAGCAACCGTTCCCGCCCGGCGCTGATGGCTGGTGTGGCTGGGATGTCGACGTCACGCCCGGCATCTGCGCGAGCTGGGCGTCCTACGATCCGGCCGTTCAGGATCTCGCGCTGTCCATCGCCACCACGGTGATGTGGGCGGCCACCGGGCGCCGGTTCGGGCCGTGTCAGGTCACGGTCCGGCCGTGCCAGAGTCGCGAGCGCGCGGAGACCTATCGCGCGTTCCCGGTCTGGTGGTCCAGCGCTGAGTTCGGCGGCATGTTCACCTTCCCGCTGCTCTTCGACGGGACGTGGTCGAACTGCGGATGCGGGAACGGCTGCTGTTGCCGGCCGCACTGCGAGATCCTGCTCGACGGCCCCGTGGCCAGCATCATAGAGATCATGATGCACGGGGAAGTGGTCCCGAGCACGGAGTACCGGGTCGATGTCGTGGAGGGCACCTACCGGCTCGTGAAGACGAGCGCGGGGTGCTGGCCGACGTGTCAGGACTTCGACCAAGCGGGGACCGGGGACAAAGCGTTTCAGGTCACCTACGCCCGGGGCGCAGGGGTACCGCCTGCACTGACCGGCGCCACTGCGCTGCTGGCATGCAACCTTGGCAAGCAGCTCGCCGGAGGCGACTGCGGGCTGCCGCCGCGCCTGTCGTCGCTCACGCGGCAGGGGGTAAGCGCCGAGTTCATCGCCAGCGCGGTGGACGTGGACGTCTTCGAGACCGGTATCAACGAGGTCGACATGGTCATCCGGGCGCTCAACCCGGGGCGCCGGACGCGGCCGCCGGTCGTGCTGTCGATGGATCTTCCGGACAATCGTGACCGAATGACGATCATCGGGGGGCCGTAATGCCGCTGTCAGACCCGATGGCCTCGCCGCTCGCCTACGAGATGCTCGCCTGCTTCGAGCAGGAGCTGGACAAGGAAGCGACACCGCCGAAGTACCGGGGGCGTCGCCCGGGCCAGGTGGTGGATCACCTGCTGTCCACCACGTCGGACGAGTGCTGCGAGGGGTCCGCGTGGGTCCGCGTGGCGAGCTTCTTCCCGTCCTCGGGGAAGTTCCCCGAGCAGGATCAGGACCCGCTGAACAGCGGTACCCGAGCGTGGGCGGTCACCCTGGAGCTGGGGGTGGTGCGCTGCGCGCCGACGCCGGACGAGAACTCCATCCCGTCCACCGCGCAGTGGAACGCCGTCGCGGACGCGGTGGACGATGACGCCGCCTCGATGCGCCGCGCCATCTGCTGCTTTATCGAGGCGAGCCCGACCGCTCGGCGCGGCTACGTGCTGCCGCTGGACTGGCAGCCGCTGGACGTGGAGGGCGGCTGCGTGGGGGGCACCCTGCGCGTCATCGTGCGCGGGCCGGCGTGCGACTGCGCCGAGGCGGGCGGCTCGTAATGGCGATACGCCTGGTCGAGCTGGACCTCATCGGGCTACGCGCCGACGCGAACCGGTTCAGCACTCCGGCCGTGCGCACCGCGACGCGACAGATACTCAACCGGAGCGCGATCCTGTGTCCGGTCGACACGGGGCGCTTGCGCGCCAGCGGCAAGATGAGCTTCCGTGAAGCGAAGCGGGGGCCGACCGGCGTCGTGGTGTACGCGGTGAAGTACGCCCTTGCCGTCCATGACGGCACCGGGCCGTACATCATCATGCCGAAGAAGCGCAAGGTGTTGAAATTCAAGGTGGGCGGCAAAACGGTCTTCGCGAAGAGGGTCCGTCATCCCGGAGTCCGAGCGCGACCGTTCCTGCGCCTGGCGGCCGAGGAGATCGCGGGCGCCGACGGCTACCGCTTCGTCCGCTCCAACTCGGATGCCACACCAGTACTGTGGTTAGGGTGGCGTTAGGATAGCGCCCATGACCGTTGCCAAGAAAGTCACTCCCGCCAAACGGGCGCCGAAGGCCGCTGCCGAGAAGGCGCCCGCCGGACCGCCCACCATCACGTTCCGGGGGCGCGTCATCGCCGTCAAGCTGCCGAAGTCGGAGCAGCTCGCCGCGTGGCAGCGCCTCATCCCTCGACTGGAGAGCGTGGAGCGCGACAATTTGACCGGGGAGCAGGCGCTCGCCCTGCTGAACCGCGCGACGAAGATCGTTGACTCGGTCATCGCGGACGAGGTCGATCGGGACTGGCTGGAGGATCTCCGTCTCGATGGCGAGGTCGAGTTGCAGGAGACGCTGCCCATCGTGGGCGACGCCATCCGCGCGCTCCAGGGCGAGATGCCGGGTGCCGTCGTCCCGAACCGCGCCGCGCGCCGGAAGGCGTAGTGCCGAAGTTCGACCCCGTCGCGTCCCTGCGTATCTGGGCGGTGGAGGTGGACCTCGCCGGGCGCGTCCTGCGTATCCCCCCGCTACCGGCGGCCGACTGGCTTCCCATCGTCATGCGCCTCGATCTCAACGGCCTGCTGGACCTCGCGGACGAGATCGAGATAGACGAGCTGCTGCTCGACGGCGTGATCACCTACGAGCAGCTCCAGGACGCGCTCACTCTCCTGCTAGAGGGTGCCGCCGGGCGCCCAGCGTGGACCACATTCGCGCTGGCGCACCTGGCGGCCGAACACTGGCGCACCATCGGAGGCGACCTGGCTCGGCGCGGCGTCCAGCTCGGCACGCTGCCGCTCGGCGGCGCGCTGGACGCGATCTACGGCTCCCTCGCCGCGCACATGGACGAGAAGGGGCTCGCCGAGCTGCACCGCGTATTCGACAAGGCGCCGGACGAGCCGGCTACCCCATCGCGCCGGTACGGACCTGTGCCAGCCAGCGCCGAGCAGTACGTACGTGTACGCCCCAAAACTGTGCAACGCAGACCGCAGGACCCCCGGGGCGCGCCGAGCGCGCCGCCCACTGCGCTACCCGATCCACCCGCTGATAGTGATCTGGGAGGTGGGAGCGTGTCCCCGTCACCCGGTCTCCCGCCGGAGATGCCAGCATCCGGTACATGGTCTCCTCCGCACCCCACGCCGCCTTTGCCGCCAGCATCGTGAGGTGCCGGATCGGCAGCGTGGCCAGCCGCGCCGCCGTGAGGCCGTCCTCGTGCTGGACATGCAGCTCGACCAGCACCGGGCGCCCGGCGTGCGCCTCGACGCGCGCGAGGACGATCCAGGGCGGCGTACAGACGCGTACCTGGTCGGCCCCGATCGTCTCCACCGTGGCCTGCTCGATCTTCATGCGGACACGGTAGCTCAGATGCCACACCGGCTAGCGTGCGCTGTGACGCCGTACCGCTGAGACTGGTGGCATGGCCTCTCGCGGACAGGTGCAGATCGACGTCGTTGCCGACACGTCGAAGTTCGCCGCGCAGGTACGCCGCGACCTCAAGGCCGCGCTCAAGACGGTCAAGGTCAAGCCGAAGATCGAGGTCGACCCCGAGAACTCCGAGGCCGAAGCGCAGCGCGTCGCCGAGAAGCTGAAACTGGAGCTGGAGGCCGCGCTCCGCGATCTGAAGCTGAAGGAAAACGTTGACGTCAAGCTGGACTCCAGCGCGGCGGCGAAGAACGCGCGCGCAGCGGGGCAGAGAATCGGCAAGTCGTTCGGCGCTGGCCTGACGAAGTCGCTCGGCTCGCTGAGCGGCGTGATCAGCAAGGCGCTGGTCGGCGCCTTCTCGATCCTCCTGACGGTGGGCAAGTGGGCGCTGCTGGCGGCCGTACTCGCGCAGACGGCCGTCGCCGCGAGCCACTTCATCGGCGCGCTGTTGCCGGCCGCCGGCATCGTCGCCGCGCTGCCGGCGGTGCTGCTCGCCTCCGTGGCCGCGCTCGGCGTGCTGAAGCTGGCGCTGCGCGGGGTAGGCGACGCGCTGAAGGCCGGATTCTCCGGGGATGCGCAGAAGTTCGCCGACGCGCTGAAGGGGCTCGCGCCGGCCGCGCAGACGGCGGTGAAGGCGATCGTGAGCCTGAAGCCGGCCCTGGACAATCTTGGGAAGGCTGTACAGGGGGCCTTCTTCGCGGGCTTCACGGAGCAGATCAAGGCGCTGGCCACGCTGTACCTTCCGCTGCTCCAGAAGCAGCTTCCGCCGATCGCGACCGCCCTCGGCGCCTTCGCCGTCAAGCTCGGGCTGGCTGCCCGGACGCCGGCCGTGGTGGGCGCGATCAATGCCGCGCTGGCGAGCACCGCGCGAGCGCTGGCGAGCGCCTCCGGCGGTACGCAGTCCCTGGTTACCGGCTTCGCGCTGGCGTCACAGGTCGGCCTTCCGCTGGTCGAGGGCCTCGGCATCGCCGTGGGGGTGCTCAGCCAGCGGTTCGGCGACTTCCTGACGCAGGCCTCGAAGTCCGGCCAGTTGGAGAACTTCATCACGGGCGCGCTCGGCGTGTTCCACCAGCTCGGCGACGTGCTGAGTAATGTCGGTCAGATCGCGCTGACCGTGTTCGCGGTCTCGTCGTCCGGCGGCGGTAGCCTGCTGACCACGCTGGTCAACGTGACCGGCGCCATGGTGACCTTCCTTCAGTCCGCCAAGGGGATTCAGGATCTGCGGACGATCTTCTCCTCACTCGCCGAGGTAGGTCGGGCGCTGGCCTCGACGCTGGTCGTGGTGCTTCCGATCCTTGGCAACGCCATCGCCACGATCGCGCCGAGCATCGGATTCCTCGCGGTTGCCCTCGGTGGCGTGATTCAGGCCATCGCCCCGCTGATCTCCCTGGTTGCGCTGCTCATCAGCTCGATCGGTGGCCAGCTCGCCGCCGCGCTGGTCACGCTGACTCCCTTGATCCAGAGCGTGGCCATCGTCCTCTCCGCCGGGCTGGGCAAGGTGCTGCCCATCATCGCGGGCGCGCTGCTCTCCCTGTTCGAGGCCGTCGCCCCGGTGCTCCAGATCCTGGCCAGCCTGGCTACCACGATCGGCGGCCAGCTCGCGGCCACGCTGACCATCATCGCGCCGCTGATCGGAAAGGCCGCGCTGGCCCTCGGCGGCGCGCTGGCCTCGGTGCTGCCGACGATCGTCGGGGCCTTCCTGAAGCTGGTCGAGGCGCTGGCGCCGCTACTCCCCATCGTGACCAGCGTGATCACGCTGATCGCCGGCCAGCTCGCTACCGCTTTATCCGTTGTTGCGCCGATTATCGCTACTGTCGCAAATGTCCTGATCGGCTCACTCGGGCGCGTCCTGCCGCTGGTGACGAAGGCGATTCTGGACCTGATCGTGGCGCTGGCCCCGCTGCTGATTCCGATCGCGCAGTTGATCGCGCAGCTCCTCGACGGGCTGATCCCGGCTCTCGTGCCGCTGATTCCCGCGCTGGTCCAGGTTGCGCTGGCCGTGGCCGGCCCTCTGGTAACCGCGCTCGGCGAGCTGGTTCCGTCGCTGATCAAGATCGTTGGGATTATCGCTCCGTCGCTACTCCCACTACTCCCCGTGCTGGCGGACGCCTTTTCCAAGATCCTTATTGCCGTACTTCCGCTGATACCTCCCCTTCTATCCCTGCTCGATGCGCTGTGGCCGCTGATCCCGCCGCTGGTGCAGCTCGTGACCTCGATCATCACGCTGGTGCTGCCGGCTCTGATCGCGCTCGTGACGATCGTGGTGTACGTCTTCTCGACCATGATCAACGCTGCACTGCCCGTGATCAACGCGATAGTCGGAGCGATCACGTGGCTGGTGGGGAAGCTGAACGAGCTGATCGGCTGGCTCACGAAGGCATTCGCGGCGGCCGGCAAGTGGGCCTCGGATCTTCCCGATGCAATTAAGGGCATTCCAGGCAAAATCACTGGCGCGCTCGGCGACCTCGGCAACCTGCTGACCAGCGCCGGGGGCAAAATCATTCAGGGCCTGATCGACGGAATCAAGAGCAAGTTCGGTGACCTGAAGAACACCATGAGCAACGCAGTGCAGGGCATCCGGGACTACCTCCCGTTCAGCCCCGCGAAGACCGGTCCGCTGTCCGGCGACGGCTCGCCCGAGCACTCCGGCATCCGCATCGCCGAGGGGGTGGCGGAGGGAATCGACAAGCGGCGCGCCGACCTCCAGCGGGCCATGGCCTCGATGACCTCCGGACTCACGGTGGCTGCGCCGCCGGTCGATCTCGGCGGCGCGGTGCAGGGCGGCGACGGCGCGGCGGCCGGTCAGCAGCCGGGAGGGTTGCGGGTCTGGCCAAACCAGCCGAAGGGCGACGCGAAGACCCTCACGCTGGTGGCGGACGGCTCGAAGATGTCGGCCCTGCTGGTCGAGGTCATTAGCAAGGCGGTGCGGCTCCAGGGTGGCGACGTACAGAAGGTGCTCGGAAAGAATCCAGGGGGCGTGCAGTGACGGTACCGTGTGACCTGACCGGCCCCTACGCCTACGACCTGCACGTTCAGGTGCTCTGGGTACCCACGATCGTGGATGCGCAGGCACCGACGGATGTGGAGATCGCGACCGGTGTCGACCTCCAGGCGACGTACAGGCTGACCGACATCATCGGCTGGGAGGCCGACACCAACGTGATCCGAGACGGCATCTGGGGGCCGTTCGAAGAGCAGCGGATGGGAGAGCAGAAGATCGCGGACTCCCGGTTGATGTTCGCCGCCGCGCGCGACGGCAACGACATTCGCACGCTGTGGATTCGCGGTGAGGAGGGCAACATCGTCATCCTCCCCTCCGGTCCCTACCTTCAGCACCTCACGGCCCCGGTGAACGTCTACCCGGTACGTGTCGCGCAGATGACCCAGCAGCAGCGGCTACGCTCCGGGGGCGGCTCACTCATCCTGGTCAGCTTCATCATCAGGGAGCGCGCCGGGGAGAACGTCATCGTGGTCGGACCGTAGGGAGCAATCGTGGCACTCATGGGCGCGTTGGTCGACAGCTTCCGGGGCGCCACCCTGAACACGTCGCTGTGGACCGCCGTCAACACGGCCGGCAACTCGGGGCAGCAGGCCGGCGGCCAGTACACCTTCATCGTTCAGGCCGGCGCCACGGGCGACGCGAGCATCCGTTCCAACGTCGCGTACAACCTGACCGGGTCTCACCTGCACATCGAGCTGATCGACGCGGGAGTGCAGCAGAACGGGCTGGAGATGTACCCCATCATCCTGACCCAGAATCCCGCGAACATCGACAATTCCCTGCTGGTCGTGGTCAGCAACGGCCTGGTCGGGCTGTACCAGTTCGTGGCCGGCGTCGGCACCGGACTGGCGTTCCCCGCGTACGACCCGGTGGCGATGCGGTGGTGGCGCATTCGCAGCACGGCCGGCACCGTCTACTACGAGTCGAGCCCCGACCACCGCACGTGGACCGTGCGCGCCTCGGTGGTTCCCACGATCGCGATCACGGCGCTGTACGCCCGGGTGCGGACCTTCTGCTTCCTCTCGCTGGCCACCGCCAAGACCACGGCCGTGTCGAACGCCAACTTCCTGGCACCCCCTGACGTACCGTTCCCCAACGGCGCGATCCCGGTCGGGATGGAGATCGCGTTCGGTGCCGATCTCAGCGCCAGCCAGGTCACGTGGCCGTGGGTCAGCGTCACGCCGGCCGACGGCCAGTCGGACCTGATGAAGCAGGATGTCTCGGTCACCCGTGGGCGCGCGGACGAGTCCAGCGACGTGGCGCCGACCGCCGCTAACATCGACCTGGACAACCCGACCGGCGACTACACGCCGGACAACCCGCTCAGCATCCACTTCCCGAACGTCGAGCTGGGCACCCCGGCACGCTGGTGGCTCCAGGCGTCCACGTCGCGGCTGTACCTGCGCCCGCTGCCTGACTCGAATGCGCAGGTCGCCTCGATCGCGTCGCTCAACCTGACGGCCGACCTCGACGTCCGGATCGATCTGCACATCAAGACGATGGACCCCTCCGGGCTGGACGCGCGCCTCATGGGTCGCGAGAACGCGGGAGGCACCTACTCGTGGCGCGTGGACGTCCGGGCCGACCGGCGCGTGACGTTGTACTGGTCGGCCGACGGCACCACCGATGCCGGGGCGGTCACCAGCTCGGTTCCCGCGCTGCCCATGTCCGCGCGTTCCACGCTGCGCATCACCCTGGACGTGAACAACGGGGCTGGCGGCCATGAGGTGAAGTTCTACGCCTCCGACTCGGTGACCGGGACGTTCACGCAGGTGGGGGCGACCTTCGTCGGAGTCGGGGTCACTTCGATCTTCAATGCGACCGCACCGCTCAGCGTCGGGGTCATCGGATCGATGACGGACGAGATAGCCGACGACGCTGATGTCTACCGGCTCCAGCTCCGCAACGGCATCGGCGGCACGGTGATCGCGGACGCCGATTTCCAGGCACAGACCTCCGGGCTCGTCGCGTTCGTGGACTCGGTCGGGCTGGCCTGGACCGTCGGCAGTGCCGCCGAGTTGAGTAACCGCTGGTTCCGCATCGTCGGCACCGTGGATGAATGGGCGCCGACGTGGCCGTACGGGGATCTCTCCGCGCAGCAGGACGGCGGCGTCGACCCGGGCGAGGCGCGCGTAACTCTCGCGGTGGCCGGCATCCTGCGCCGCCTCGGGCAGGGCGCCACCCCGCTGAACTCCCCGCTTCGACTGGCGATGCTCGACGCCGGCACCGAGTTTTCCCCGCTGGTCGCGTACTGGCCCATGGAGGACGCGAACGGATCGACGCAGTTCGCCAGCGGACTGCCAGGCGGCAACCCCATGTCCCTGCTCGGCACCGCGCAGTTCTCCAGCGACACCACGCTTCCCGGGTCGCGCGGACTGCCAGTGCTGGACGACTCCAGCCAGCTGGCTGGCCCCATCTCAGGCGTATTCAGCGGGGTCTGGGAAGTCGACTGGTTCATCGAAATTCCGTCACCGGGTCCAGTGGGCGCTACCACCATCATGACCGTGGCCGGCAGTCCCGGCGCCAGCGTCGCGCTGTGGGTCATCACGATCACGGGCGCAGCCCTCACCGTGGTCGGGCGCGACTCGCTGGGCGTCACCCTGACCACGGTGACCACCGTGCCCACCGGACTCATCGGGGGCTGGGCGCACATGTCCCTGCACATCGAGCAGATCGGTACCGGGGTCGAGTGGCTGATCAGCTATACCCCCGTGACGTACCCTATCGGGCCGACTTTCATCGCCTCCCAGTCCTACACGGGGTCCGCCGGCAGCCCGATCAGCATCGGAGTGCCGCAAGGGGTCGAGCTGGGCGGCATCGCCATAGGGCATGTCGGAGTGTTCGCGGGAACCCCCATCGCCTTCGGGGTCGACACCGGGGCGACCGGAAACGTCGCCGAGGTCGCCGCTCAGCGTATGGCGCGCCTGTGTGCCGCGCAGGGCATCTCGTTCCGCGTGATCGGCGATCCGAACACCACCGAGCAGATGGGGGTACAGCAGTCGGCTACCCTGCTAACCCTGCTCAATGACGGTGCGCACGCGGACGGCGGCATTCTTTACGAGCGGCGCGACGCTGTCGGGCTGGTGTACCGGACTCGCGAGGCGATGTACAACCAGCCCCCGAACATGACGCTGAACGCCCTGCTGAACGAGAATCAGAACCCCTTCGCGCCCCTGCTGGATGACCAGCGCGTCCGCAATGACGTGACCGTGACGCGACAGGGGGGCAGCTCGTTCCAGGTCATCGACCCGATCAGCATCGAGCAGCGTGGGCAGTATCCGCAGCCCGTGACCCTGAACCTCTACGTCGACACGCAGCTCGGCGACGCGGCCGGCTGGTTACTGCACCGGGGCACCGCGCCGGGGATGCGGTATCCCGAATTGACCACGAATCTCGGCGTCGCCCCCGAGGTCATAGACGCGTGGCTCACGATGGACGAGGGCGCGCGGGTAGACGTGATCAACTTGCCGCCTCAGCATCCCGTCGCCACCGTCCAGGTGGTCGCTGAGGGGTTCACGGAGCCGGTCAGCCCCACCACCTGGGTAGGCACGATGAACTGCTCACCGGCCAGCGTGTGGGACGTGGCGGTCATTTCTGATGTGGGAGTGCCGGATACCTACCTCCTGCGACTGGACACGGACGGCTCCCAGCTCGCCGCCGCCGTGACCGATGTCGCGACCGCGCTATCCGTGGTGGTCACGGCTGGCCCGGCGTGGGTCACCAGTGGGGGAGAATTTCCCTTCGACGTCCGGATCGACGGCGAGCAGCTCACGGTCACGAGTATCGGGGCGGCAGCCGGAGGCGCCGCCACGACCGGCGCGGGCAACCAGTCGACGGTGGCCTCGACCAGCTTCGTGGCGCCCTCAGTCGCGGCGCCGGCCTCGGGCGACCTACTGCTCTGTGCCTGGACGTCCGCCGTTGCCGCCGGAACCTACACGCTCCCCGGCGGCATGACCATCGGAAGCCGGACGGACGGCTTCTTTTCCTCGATGGAGGAGGCGAAGCAGACGCTGGGCGCCAGCGGGGCGACCGGCACCCGGACCGCCACCTTCTCCTCCTCGAAGCCATGGTCCGCCGTGTCGGTCGCGGTACACGCCGCAACCGGCTCGCCCGGTGTCGCCGAGGTGGTCAGCGGGTACTCCCCGGGGTTCTCGCTCATCCTGACCACGATCAACTCTGCCCCCCTGGGAAGCTGGCTGATCGCGATCAACGGGTGGGACTACGACCCCGGCAACAACATGAACGGCCCCGGGGCGGGCTGGATGCCGGTCGCCGACAGCATGCTCGCCAGCGTCAGCACGTCGCGTACGCGCATCTGGGCACGTCGGGTCAGCGTGGCCGGACGCCAGTCCGTTACCTTCCCGGCCGGCGGGGCGAACGACAACCACGGCCGGCTGTACGTGCTGTCTGGGGTGACCGGCCCCACACAGGCTTTCACCGTCACCCGTAATGTCAACGGGGCCGCGCGCGCACACGCAATCGGTTCCGACGTCGAACTGTGGTTTCAGCCGGTGCTGGCCAGATAGGAGAGAGACGTGTCTCTACCAGGTCCATTTCTCGCCGGCCAGCGCCTGACCGCCGGCCAGCTCAACGACGCTACTCAGAAGACCCTGAAGTCGATCAGCATATCGGCGGCGGGAGTCATCAACACTACGGCCGGCACGACTGAGCTGAACATCCCCAAGCTAGCACTCGGTCCCATTCCGCAAGTCAACGGCGGCCTCTATCGATTCGAGCCGCGACTGATCGTTCAGAACAGCGTGGGGACGGACGACTTTGAGCTGCGTCTACGTCGCGACACCGCACTGACCGGTACCATCGTCAAGAGTTGGTTTCTCTACGGCCCCCAGCACGTGGGGGTGCATCACTGGCAAATCTGGGCGGACATCCCCGCCACCGTGACCGAGGACGTCAACTATTTTGTGAGCTTGCGGCGCACTGCCGGCACCGGCACTCTGTCGCTGTACGGCCAGGTGGGGTCCAGCGATGCCAGCGGTATCGCGGCCGTGCGCTCCGGGTACAGCTCTGAGTTCGCGGTGATCCCGTGAGCCGGCGTCGCCGCGCCGCGCGCGGTCGCTTCTTCCGGGCGCTCGGCGCGGCGAGGGGGGCCCGGCGGGGGGGGGCGGGGCGTGGGCGGGGCGGGGGCCCCCCCCACGCCCGTGGCGCCGGTCAGCATCTCGGAAGTGCTCACGCGCCGGGTCGAGGTGCCGCTGGAGAGCATGACCGTGACACAGCTACGCGCCCTGGCCCTCCAGCGCGGCGTGGTGCTCGGGATATCCCGCCGGACGAAGGCGGCCATCATCGAGGCGCTGGGCGAGTGAGGATCTCGGTCAGCGTGATGGCGCATCCTGATCGGCACGTGCGCGTGGCGGCCCTCCAGGTCGCCCTCGGGCGCCGGGTACCGGTGTACTGGGACCTAGAGGGGGCGCCCACGCGCGACCCCGAGCGGCTGTGGCGCACCGCGCGCGGCGCGTGGCGCCTCTACGACCCGGCGGCAGCCTGGCATCTCCTGCTCCAGGATGACGCGGTACCGGCCCTGGGACTGCTCGCCGCGCTTCCCGACGCGCTGGCGCATGTTCCGGCGCCAGCCGTCGTGAGCCTCTACGTGGGCACCGGGCGTCCGGTGCCGGGCGTCTGGCACGAGCTGGCTCGGCGGGGAGACGAGACGAAGGCGAGCTGGCTGGTTGGCCCGATGGTGTCTTGGGGGGTGGCGCTCGCGGTGCCCACGCACCTGATCCCGGAAATGATCGTGTGGGGCGACCAGCAGCGCGGTATCCCGGATGATCTGCGCGTGGGGCGCTGGGCGCATCGTCGCAAGCTCGAAGCCTGGTTCCCGTGGCCATCGCTGGTGAACCACCCCGACGGCGAGTCGCTGGTCGGTCACGGCGCCGGGCGCACCGCGCGCCGATTCCTGGAGGGCGATGCGCGCGCGGTGGACTGGGGTGGACCGGTGGTACGGTACGGACACGCACGGACAGGGCGCACGTGAAGGGACCCCCGGAAAGTACTTCCCGGGGGTCCCTTCCTTCGAGCTGGCGACGCTACGCGGTGACCGCGCGCCGGTAGTGCTTCGGTCCCCTCACCGTGCGCCACCGAGACGCGCCTGGTAGGCCATGCCCTGGAAGCGGCCGCCGGCCATGAAGAGCGCCGGGGCGCCGTCGGCCACGCTCGCCGTGCTCATCTGCATCACGCCGTGGCGCTCCACCTTGCCGAAGGCCGCGAGCACCTTCGGGGAGAACGAGTAGCTGGACGGCGAGACGCTAGCTACCCCCATCAGACTGTCGATCACCGCGTGGATGTCGACCTCGGCCGGATCTCCCGCCTCCACGATCGGCGTACCCGACCCGGTGACGTAGAGCTTCAACGCGGGCCAGAGATCCAGTGCGGGCGGCCGCTCGATCTTCAACCGGTAGGAGTTGCTGAGGACGTTCGGGATCACGTCCAGCGTGAGCGGGGCGTAGGCCAGCTTGTCGGGGGAGAGCTTGAACGTGCTCACGATGCCCTTCACCTGCGCCACCGGAAGGCGCAGGCTGAACCCGACCTGGTCATGTTCGACGCCGTAGTCCAGCTCGTCAGAGTCTTCGGTGTCCATATCCCACCAGGTGCGCGCGGCCATCGAACGGCTGGTCGCCGAGACGAACAGGCGCTCCTGCACGGGCAGCCACTCGACGCGCACGCAGGTGTGCGCCACGTCGTCCTTGTCGGTGGCGACGAACGGCAGCGCGTCGCCGAGCATGCCGAGCAGCTCTCTGGTAGAGAGGGTGATCATTTGTCCTCCTGGTGGTGCCGACGGATAGTCGGCTTCGTGGTGAGAATGAGCGCGGCACGCTCATCCTCGTCGGTTCCTCCCCAGACGCCCCAGATGATGACGGGACTGCCGAGCGCCCATGCGAGGCACTCGCGCCGAACGGGGCACTGCGCACAGATGCTCTTCGCGGCGGCGGTACGGTCGCGAGCGTGGATGCCGCGCCCGACCGGGAAGAACAGCTCCGGGTCGAGACCTCGACATCGCGCGTCGGCGCGCCACGTCTCCAGCCGATCAGCGTCGCTGTCGCGCGGGCGCAAGCTCGGGCGCGTCAGGTTTGCGGTCTTCGCCATCATCCGGCTCCGTGCTCGACCGAGAGCTTGCACCGGTCGCAGATGACGACCTCGGCGCGCTCGTCGTGCAGGATGGTGGCCGGCGCGTCGCCGCACAGCGCGTCGTGCATCGCGCGCGGGACGACGGGTGCGGCGCGGTGGATCAGGTCGTCTTCCGGGAAGTACCAAATCATGCTGCCCGGGAGTCGGTCCCCGAGGATGTACTCATCCGCCAAGACGTGCAGCGCGCTGGCGATGGCGCGGGCAGTCATCATCGTTACCTCCGAGAGTGAAGCTGGTGTGCGGGGAGAGCGGCAGCGGTCCGGCGTCGGAGCTTCGTCGGCAACGCCGCCGCGCCCTTGCTCTCCCCGTCCATCCAACGTATCACGGATAGCGCATACGTCAACCGTTCTCGACCTGCTGATTCCTGACATCCAGCCATGGCCGACGCGGGCGCGGAGCCGGTGGGGCGAGCAGCGTTGCGCCCGGCGTGCGCCGGGGAAGCGGCAGCGGCGGAACGGGGCTGACCACGAAGAACGGGTAGGTCTCGCCGAAGATAGTCAGCTCGGCGTCGCCGAGCACCTCGGTTGTCGGGTCGAGCGGGTCCCCGCTCACGTCCAGTCCGGCGGATCGAGGATCGCGCCGAGCGCCCACGCGATGGCGCGCAGTTCCTGACCGACCACGCGCGGCGTGTCGGTGGCGTGCCGGCGCTCGTAGGAGATGATCGACATGTCCAGCCCTTCCTCCAGGTGGTCGAGCACCTCGGCGACGTGGACGCTCTCCAGCTCGCTGAGGTCGATCGCACGGCACGGCTGCTTGTGGACGGCCCAACACACCGCCTGCGTAAGGTTCAGCCCGCACGGGCCGATCTGAGGGGCCTTGCCGGTGGACGCGCTGGCCAGCCAGCCGTGCTCGCCGATCAGCTTGGCGGCCTCGCGGATCACCTCGGGTGCGGTGAGTGGTACAGTCTGATTCGTCATTAGAGGTCCCATCTCGGTTGACATTTCGTTTTCCACGATAGGCCCCGGGCTGCATCCTGGGGCCTACTTGGCGTTCTAGTGCTGGTCGAGCTGGATAGCGCTGACCTGATGCGCCACGCCTCGAACCAGATCCCAGCGCTCCCCCTCCGGCGAGCGCACGATCCACCCGCGCGCGACCAGCAGATCCGCGTACCTCTCCTCGCGCTGTCGCATCCGGGTGGCCGTGGCCTTCTCGGTGCGCTTCTTCTTCTCGGGTTCGTCCATAGCGATCATGGTAACTGACGTAGCACGAATTCGTCAACCGTCACGTGGAGTGATCGGGACACGGAGAAGCCCGGCCCCGTCTCTAGCGGGGCCGGGCTTCTGGTCGAGCTACGCGCCGAACGGGCTCACCGGCTGCTTGCTGGCGAGGTAGTCCCGTGCGATCTGCGCGTCCTCGGGCGCGAACTTCTCCAGCACCCACGCGAACTGAATCGGGGCGCTACCCGGACGCCACGCGTCGAGCGCGGCCTCCAGCGCCTCCGTGGTCGGGTACTTCCCGCTCTTGGCGTCCGCACCGATCGGCACCCGGCGCAGGGTACCGAGGATCGCGGGAATCTTGTCCCGTACGGCCTTCTCGGCGGCGGCCACGATCGGCTTCTGCGACCAGTACATCGAGTCGAAGGACTCGCCGGCCCGCAGCCCGGTGAGCACCACCGTGTCGGCGGATAGCCGGGTGGCCATCACGCCCGGAGCCTGCTGGTACGCCTGCACCTGCTCGAATTTAACGGGCGTGAGGAGGAGCAGGCAGCCGTTCAACTCGGCCGGCTTCGGGAAGTCGCCGCCGCCGCCGGACGGCTGGCCGAACGGATCGGTGGGGTTGACGCTGGGGCTGCCGTCGGCCTGCGCGAACGGGTCGAGATTCGTCATGTCGGATTTCCCATCCTGTTGACTGTTTTCTGATGGTGCGCACTCCGTTGTCGCGAAGTGCGCACCTTGCCTGCGGGGCAAACAGACCCTGTGAGGGGAGCTGCGTGCGCGGACGGGATTCGAACCCGCATCTCTGGCTTTGTGGGCCAACGCTAATCCGTTGAGCTACCGCACTCCAGCGCTTACGTGCGCCACACGCACCGTAGTCGGTGAACCGAATCTGCATCCGGCCTACGCGTTGTCCCGGGGTCTATTCCGGTGCCCGTCACGTAGCGCCTTCGCTCGACTCGCATCCTGCCGTGGACTCGAACCACGGTGGCCGGTGAGCGCTCACCGGTCGACAACTGCCTATCCAGGACTGCCGCTCGGCGACCGAGTCTAGAGCGCGAAGCTCAGAACCTCGATCTGCCTTGCGCTTCGAGCCTAACACCTACCTACTAGCTACGCAACCCCGCCGCGACCTGCTTTCCGAGCGCCTCCAGCGCCTCGGTCCACAGCCCCCGCGCGTTCGCGTCCTGCCACACCGCCGTCAGGTCCGCGCGGCACGTGGCCGAGCGAATCCGGCTCGCGTAGTCGCTGCCGCCCCAGTGCGGCGCGGTACCCATCGGCAGCGACAGGTCGCGCCGGGACCGCCACGCGCGGACCTTGGCGCACAGTTCGGCCGCCTCCCAGCCGGCCGTCAGGTCCACCTGGTAGAGGTCGGTGCGGCCGACTCCGATCGGCACGTGCGCGACGATCCCGGTATCCCTGACCAGGGTCTTCGGCATCTCGATCCAGTCGTCCGCGTCGTCGTCCCAGTAGTGGGTGGCGTTCGCGTAGAGCGCGAGCTGGATGGAGACCGACCCCCACGAGTAGGACATGTCCTTGGCGGTCTTCACGTCCCCGATGTAGTGGTCGGCCGACGTGGCCGTGGCGTAGAGCCGGTCGAACTTCCCGCACAGGTTGTAGCGCGGGATCGCCACGAAGCGCTCGATGTACCGGGTGTCGACCACGAGCGCACCGGCGGTCAGGGCCTTCTGGTACCCCTCGACGTCCGCGAGCCACTCGGCCGGCGCCTCGACCACGTCGCCGCGATCCGCCTTCTCGGTGAGCGCGTGCATCGCGGTGCCCCGGTTCGCACCTTCGGTGCCCCCGGCTGCCTCCTTCGCCTTCCAGGCGACGTCCTGGAGGGCGGCCTTGTCCTCCAGGGGCGTGGCCACCGCGAGCGCGTGCAGGTCGCTGCGCATCCCGAGGCCCTTCACGATCAGCCGCTGATCCCACTTGTGAAGACCGCTCATGTCCTCGATGGCCTTCGCGAACGTGGTTACCCGGCTCCAGGTCTCCATTTTCCCGGTCTCCACCCCGAGGAGGCGGTACCGGCCGTTACGCACCTGGGGGGCGCGAGCGCTCGCCGCGCCGCCGGGCTGGCCGAAGGGGTCCGTCATGCTGTCGCTCCGATGCTCTGGGTGGCGAAGTACGCCGCGATGGGGTCAATCCTCTTGCTGGCCATCTGGCCGTCGATCAGGGCGGACACGTCGCCCTTGCTGGCGCCCTCAGGTACCGCGATGCCGCGCGAGCGGCACAGGTCGAGCTGCTTCTCGCTGGGGGCCGTCCTGCGCCACCCCTTCGCCTTGTCCAGCGTCATCGCGGCGTTGAGTCCGCCCATGTCGCTGGCGAGATCCTCGCCCCACGTGAACGCGAGGTCGAGCGGGAGTCCCCGGTGCTCGCTGACGTCGCCCCGCTTGCCGTCGCGGGCGTCGTAGGCCGATTTGCAGCACCACACCACGTCATAGGTGCCGGGGTCAGCCTCGGGGCCGGTCGCCGGCACCACGAACACGTACACCGACCCGGCGCCGGTTCCCGCGCTCAGGAAGTACGTGCCGCCGGCCGTCTTCAACCACAGCCGACTGGACGCGGTGGCGAGCGGGTCGAAGTCCACCACTACGGTGGGGCCGAAGTGGGTCAGCTTGACGCGGCCGCCCTCGTCCGCGAAACCCTCGTCCAGCGCGCCGAGGTCGAAGGCGTCCTCCGCCTCGATCAGGCCCTGCCCGTCCTGGAGGCGAATCTCGCGGTCGGAGAGGTCCACCAGCGAGGCCAGCCCATGCACCGCGCTGGCGCCGACCACGTCGAGAATCAGGCAGTCCTGACCCTCGCGCGACTGCGCGGGATCGGGACGCAGGCCCCGACCCACCATCTGCTGGTACAGCCCGGCCGAGCGGGTGGGGCGCGCGATCACGATGCACGAGACCTTCGGACTGTCGAAGCCCTCCGTGAGCACCATGCAGTTGCTGATCACCTGCGTCTCGCCGGACTCCAGCCGGCCGAGGATCGCGCGCCGCTCCTCCTGCGCGAGGGCGCCGTGCACCACCTCGGCGGTGATGCCCTGCGCGCCGAGCGCCGCCGCGAAGCCGTACGCGGAGTCGACGGTGGGCGCGAAGAGGATGCCGGGGCGCTCGGCGGCGTGCTCGACGTACGCCTTCGCCACGATCTCTGGCGCCAGCGATGCCTCAAGTGCCTCTTCGAGTGCGCCGGCCTGGTAGTCCCCGGCGGTCTTCTTCACGGCCGCGAGGTCGAAATCCGCGATCTCGATCCGCTTGCCTCGGGGTTCCAGCAGGTAGCCGCGCCGGATCATGAACGATATGTCTTTCTTGTACGACACCTTCTCCCAGATGTCGGACAGCTTGCCCTTGTCCCCGCGCACCAGCGTGGCGGTGAAGCCGGCGGTGCGCGTGGTGCGCTCGGTACCCCGATTGAGGCCGGTACCGAGGCAGTCGGAGCAGGATTCGCCGGACCATGCGCCCGCACCCTTACCCCCACAGGTAGAACAGCGGCGCCCCATGCATCCGTAGTGCCCCAGGATGTCGCGGTACGTCTTCGCGGTCGCGTGGTGGCACTCGTCCACGATCACGAGACCCACATTCCGGATCATCGAGCGGCGCGCGGCGTTGCGCAGGGACTGGACGGACGCCACGATCACGGTCGCGGTGACCTCGTTGCGCGCGGCCTTGACGATGCCCACCTTGAGGTGGGGCGCCACGGCGTGCAGCTTCTTCGCGGCCTGCGTCACCAGCTCGTCGGTGTGCGCGAGAATCAGCACCCGCTTGCCGCCGTTCGCGGTCACGTACCGGCTGGACAGGTGCGAGAACACCACCGTCTTACCGGCGCCGGTCGGCAGCACGGCGGCGAGGCGCGAGGCGCCACCCTCCCAGTCGCGCATGAGCGCATCGATGGCAGCTTCCTGGTAGTCGCGGGGCTTGAGGAGGGCGCTCACGCCTTCCACTCCTCGATGACCTGCGCCGAGCGCGGGAACTCGACGGTTACGGCGTCGCCGTGCGCGTCCAGCTCCAGGGTCAACCCGTACGCCTCGACGGTCTCCGTGACCACCCAAGAGTGGTCAACCTCGACCACCTTCACGTTGACCATGACCATCTTCTCGACGTAGTCCAGGATCGCGTCACGCTTCTTGTCGGACAGCTTGCCCGGCAGGGAGTTCAGGAACTCCTCGAACTCGTCCATGGCCATCTCCTCTCGATCTTCGCGGGTCACCCGGTCCCGCTCACTTCGTCTGGGTGTGTAGTCAGTCTAACAGATACCTAGTAGGTGTCAAGCGGAAGGGGCGCCCGAGGGCGCCCCGGTTCCGACGAAGCCTAGTAGCCGTACATGTACCGGGCGCGGTCCTGAGCGCGCTCGAAGCTGGGGGACCAGACGATTACCATGAGCTGGAAGTGGGGGTCGGCGAAGTGGTTATCGCGCCGGGTCTCCGCAGCCAGGAATCCGGGGTGCGGCCCGCTGACAACCGTTCCGCGCGGGGCGATGACGTAGAATCCCATTTCGATCTCCTCGGTAGCTTTCCTCTTGCTTATAGTGAGAGCCTACCAGGTACCTGTTAGGTCCCACAACCCCTACGGGGAAATCTCTTTCTGCGGTGCGACTTCGTCCCACACTCCGAGCGTGGCCAGCACGTTGCGGAAGTACGCCAGCACGTCCGCGCGCACTGCGCTGACCGTGGCCTCGGTGCCGAACGTGGTCGCCCAGCGCTCGACGTCCACCTCGTGCGTGACGCCGAGCGCCTTCACCTTGATGATCATGACTTCTCCCTACAGCTTCCGGTATGCCCTGATGTGCGCCTTCACGCCCTTGATCAAGGGGCTTCCCATGTCGCAGCCGAAGTCGACGTCGGTGTACTTCTCCAGCCGGTCGATGAAGTCCTGCCAGTCGACGCGCCCCTCCGCGTACCAGCCGTCGGCGATCTCCTCGGCCACCCTGTAGATCTCGTCCCGCCCCATCTCCTCGGCCGGGCTCCAGATCCATGAGCACTCGCTACCGTCCCGGTCATCCTGGTGGTGCTCCGGGTACCCCTGGTACCGCAGGTCACAGCCGCAGGTGGGGCACTCGTCGGGGCACGTCTTGTTGGTCTTCATGCCTTGGTGCTCCTGACTGCCAGGTAGGGAACGCCCGGGTGTCCGCAGGAGTACGCGGTGTACGGGTCTTCCGGCGCGGTGTAGTTGCCGTGCGGGTTGCACCGGTCGCAGACCTGGACTCGGAGCACGTCAGCGGCCTTGCGCAACGCGGCGCGCGCCGCCCAGATCACCTGACCGTCGAAGTACTCGGCAGTCTCGGTTGCCGACTCCAGAGCGTCGTAGGCGGCCTGGAGTTTGGCAATGGTGGCGCGGTAGCGGGCCACCGTCATGGTGGCGTTCTTCACCCTCGTGATCTTCACGCGAACATCTCCTCAAACTGCTGGTCAGCGATGCGCTGACGCTGGATGGAACCCTTGCGGGTAAGGCCGCCGCCGGCGCCGAGGTACCCGAGCGACTTCAACTCCGCGATCACCTCGCGCGGCGTGGCCGGTCCGCAGGTGGAGCCCTGACGCATCGTGCCGATGTTCATCAGGGCGGTGCGGGCGGCGGTGCTCATCGCTGACCAGCCGCCGCGCTCGCGGTCCACTCCGCCAGTGCGGCCTTCCCCGTGTCCGTCGCGCGCCACCCGAGGGCGTTGTCCAGGGGCTCGATCAGGCCCGCGCGCTGGATGGCGTTGAAGCCGTTGGCGTAGCGCGCCTCGTGAATACGCCGGATGGCGGCGAGGGTCTCGGTGGTGGGCTGCGCGACGTGCGCCAGGATGGCAGCGGTACTCCGACTCAGGTCCATCTTGATCATTTCCGGCTCCCTCGGTTCGCTCTCACTTGCTTACTCACTTAGTCTACCAGGTACCTGTTAGGTGTCAAGGGGCAAAAAAAGAGGCCCCCCGGAGGGGGCCTCCCGGATGAGGGTCAGATCTCATCTACCAGGGTGATCATGGTGTTGCGAGGGAGGGTGAACTTGAACATCCGCCCCGCCTCGTTCCGTGCGAACAGGTCGAAGGTGTTGAAGTCCGCGAGATCACGGGAGTAGGCGAAGTTGTCATCCACGCAGTGGACGGTGAGAACGTCGCCGCCGCGCTCGATCAGCGTTCCCTCGGCCAGGAACTGGACGGCGGTGGCGGTGAACTCGATCGTGGTGTTCATGGTGACTCCCTCGGTAGGTGTGCCCTTAGTCTAACAGATACCTGTTAGGTACTGTCAAGGGGTAAAAAAGAAGGCGCCCGAAGGCGCCTCTTTTCGCGGCTCCAGATGCGCGACTAGGCGACCGCACTCCCGTCCGCGTTCCGCACCAGCCGGTAGCCGGTGGACGTGGGGACCATCCTCGACACGGCGACCTGCGTTCCGCGCCCGGTGTCCAGGTCGCGAAGGGATACCCGCGCGGCGTCCACGTGCACGACCTTCAGCCGACGCTCTCCGGCCCGCTTATCGTTGTCCTGCCAGATCTGCCCGACCTCGACCGGGACCCTCTCCAGCTTGCTCACTTCTTCCACTCCCTCATGCCGGCCGCGCTCAGCCTGATCAGTGCCTTGCCGATGATCTCCAGCCGGTCCTCGACGGCCGGCACCTCCATGGCGCGCTTGCCCTGCTCGATCCGCTCCAGCGCGTCCTCCCAGTCCGTCATGAGCTGGCGAATCTTCAGGACGCCGACGGCGTAGAGCGAACGCAGGTTCTCCAGCTTGTCCCGCTCAGCGGCGAGCGCGTGGTACCCCTCGTGGATGTCGATGCACAGCGTGCACCCGGTGTCCTCGTGCCGCGCGTGCGCCAGCTCCACCTCATCCGGCGGCGGGAAGTTCATGTTCTTCCGCGACCTGATGACGTACTCCTCGTGCGTGACCTGCTCACCGCCCCAGGTCGGCATTACTTCCCCGTCTCGATCAGTGAGGCGATGAACTCGGCGGTGCGCTCGGGGTACGGCAGCTCGCTCAGGTCCAGGTTGCGCACCATGTACGCGATCCGTTGGCGCTCGGCGGCGCGCTCGGTGTTCACCAGGTGCTCGACCTCACCCTTCGTGAGCAGGGACCTTTGCTGCATCTCGCCGATGGTGCGACCGGCCTGGATGACGCCCCCGATCCGCTCGCGTTCCTCGGCGCGCGCCTGATCGAGAAGCTGGGCAACCTCGTCCAACGTGAGGGAGGTGGCCATGTTCACGTCGCGCGGGGGCGGGAACACTCGCTCGGCGGCGAGCGCCTGCTCGCGGTTCGCCCGCTCGACGGCAGCCAACTCCTCCCGGAGTGCCTTGTCGCTGGTGCCATGGCGGAGCGCGGCGGAGATGAACGGAAGCGTGTGCACCTGGTCGGCACCCCGGACGACGTCGCCGGACTGACGCACGAAGGTCAGCATGGCGTCCACCTGCTCTGCGTTCGGCATCTCCTCCAGATGCAGCAATTCGCCTACCTCGTCATGGGTCAACTTCACCAGCGGGCGCAGGAAGCTGCGCACCTCGTCCACCACGCCCCACATCTGCTCCGGGCGTACACCGTCGCGCATGTGCACCTGGTCGGCCTGCTGTTGGACCTCGCCGTGCACCTCGTCCTGGAGAAGCTCCACCATGTTCGTCTTGCCACCGCTGGCGTTGTGCCCGAGAAGGTTTCCCCACAGCCCGTTGATGCGCTCGGCGATGACCTTCTTCATGTCCGCGAGAAGCTCGACGGTCCTGGCATCGAGTTCGGGAACACTCTCCGGGTTCTTCGCGGCCGGGATCTCATGCGCGTTCGGTCCACGGTCCCACCTGTTGGCGCCCTTCAGGGGCTCGTTCTCGCTGTCCATCTCGTTCTCCTCGCTCGATGTTCCCTCAGTCTATCAGGTACCTGTTAGGTGTCAAGCACGGAAACGGGGACCGTCGAAACGGCCCCCGGTCCCGATCACGTGCGCGGAGTGCCCGTGCGCGGAATGGGCGGCGCGACGTAGCCGGTGGAGCGCTCGGGCTTGCTGGTGTCGTGCTTCGGGAGCGTCTTGGCGCCCTTGGCGGCGGCGGCGGCACGCAGCTCGGCGGTGCGCTGCTCGGGAGTCTGCTTGGCCATCTCTCGGTCCTCTCGCTGAACGCCCACGTTCTCGCGGGCGCGCTGGATGATGCGGTGTGCGTGGTGCACGTCAGTCCTCCCCAGGTCTGGCGGTGATCCGGACGGGGACCGAAGCCCCCGTCCGGATCATCAGTAATCCAGTCGACCCGCGCAGATCGGGCCGATGCCGGCCTCGATGGACTCCTCGTTGGTCAGCGTGCGGGCGCAGACGCAGCACATCCCGTAGAGCGCGCCGTACGCCTTCGCCTCGGCGAGGGACATCTTGTGCGCCTGCGTGAGCTGGCGCACCACCCCGGTGGCGTACTCGAACTTCTGGCTGTCCTTGTCCAGTCGCTTGGCGTAGAGGTGGCCGCTACCGTGCACGGCCTTCTGAACCTTGTAGATCTCGCCGTCCTTGACGTACATGCCCTCGGTGGCCGGGAGCGCCATGTCGCGCCGGACGTCGTCCAAGGATTCGGACATCGCAAGGTCGTACTCCGGCTGATTCTCGTCATGGGCCAGCGTCTCGGTCCGGATGCTCGCCACCGCGTCCTGGAGCCGCATCCGGTGGATCGGCGCGCGGGTGGGGGTCGGCATGACCGGTGCCGCACACTGACGGATCTCGTTGACGGTGGAGTGGCGACCCTTGCAGTGTCCGCACTTGATCATTGGGTGCTCCCTCGGCGTGGTGTGTCGTTCGGCCTTACTCACCCAGCCTAACAGCTACCTGTTAGGTGTCAACCCCTACCGGCATACGCACTTTCCCCGCTGGCCACAGCGCAACCAGCGGGGGCCGTCGACCGGGCCGGTGTCGTCGCGCTGGAGCACCTCGACCTCCCCGAACGCCATCCGCAGGCGCCCCAGCGTGGCCTCGGCGTTCACATCCGGCCCGGCGCGGTCCGGCCGCCGGGCGCTCACCGGGTCGCCCGGGTCGTGCGGCGTCCAGACGATGCCGCGCTCGGGGTGACGAATCTGCCACTCGCCCCCCTCGGCGATGATCAGCGCGCCGAGCACCTCCCACGCGGAGCCGTCGGGCGCCTGGATCTCGTCCCCGGGCGCCAGCTTGTCCCAGGTGGTCGGCCACCATGGGGCGCTCATCCGGCCGGCTCGCCGTCGGGCGCCCCGAAGTGCTGGCGCACCTGCGCCTGCCGCAGCTCGTCCGACGGGTCATCGTGGCCGAGCAGACGTACCCAGACCTCGTAGGCCGCGCCGTTCTCCTCGCGATCCACGAAGTAGTGGAATGCCTCGGTGGTGAAGTCCACGATTCCAGCCGGGGGTGCCATGCGCTGGCACAGGGCCGACCCCAGCGTCATAGCGTGCCGCTGGCGCGCCTCGGCCTCCTGGATCGTGGTCGACCGCTGGAGGATGAGCACGGGCGCATCCCCGTCCAGCCGCGACTCGTAGAACCGGAGCAGGTTCTCCAGGTTGGTCAGGGTCGCCTCCAGCACCTGCGACAGCTCGTGACCGAGCGACAGCCCGTTGCCGGCGTGCATGAGCGTGCGGCGGAGGCCCTGAACGACCAGGTCCAGGGTCTCTTCGGGGGTGCTCATTCGAACGGGTCCGCTTCGCGCGGGGCGACCGGCTCCAGGTCGTAGTTCAGTCGGAACGTGGCCGGGTCGATGCCGAGATTGACCAGCCTCGGTCGCAAGAGAGTTTCCTCGATCTCGTCCAGAACCGGCTGGAGCGCTTTGCGCACCTTCCGCCAATTGCGATCCCACGCCACGCGACCGAGGCTGCGCAACAGGGCGTCGAGCACGCCGTTCGCGGTACCGGAATCCTCCAATTCGACCACGAAGGCGTGGATCTCCTCAGCCACGTCCTCGACGCTGGCAGGGTACGGACCGTCCAGCGGGTCGCCGGAGAGTGGTCGAAGCGCAATTACCTCCTCCAGGCGCGCGGTGACGGTGGGGGGCGCAGCGAATAGCGGCAACAGGTCATACAGACGATTGCTCGCGCTCTCCAGGTCGGCCTGAACGCCGCGCAGACCGGGGGCCGGGGCGTCATCGTGTTCCAGCAGATCGCGCACGCTTCCCTGGATCAGGGTCAATACGCGATCCAGCTCTCTCAGCTCTTCATCCATGCCGACAGCCTAACAGGTACATGGTAGAGTTGCACAACACCTACCGAGAGGCTCACGAAGATGGCACGGAATCAGGGGTTGACCACGCAGCTCAGCGCGATGGTCACACAGCAGATGAGAGACCGGATCGATGCCCTGGAGGCGCTGTACCCGGTCAGCCGCGCGGATGTGGACCATCG